ATGGCGCCCACCCACCCCCTTCGCAACCCGCATGCCGGCCGCCCCTTGCGCGCGTTCCTCTACGCCCGCGTCTCCCGGGACCCGAAGAAGCGGGGCAGCAGCACCGACGACCAGCTCCACGAGGCGCGCCGCGAGTGCGAGGACAACGGCTGGGAGAACGTCGGCGAGTTCGTCGACATCGACAAGTCAGCCTCCCGGCACGCCAAGAAGCCCCGCCCTGACTACGACGAGATGGTCAAGAAGGTCCGGGCCGGCGAATGCGACATCATCGTGTCCTGGGAGGCGTCCCGGCTGCACCGTGACCTTGACGTCTACGTGCGACTCCGGAACCTGTGCCTCGAACAGGGCGTGCTCTGGTCGTACAACGGCAGTGTCTTCGACATGTCGCGCCGTGCCGACCGGAAGTCCACTGCGCTGGACGCCATCCAGGCCGAGGACGAGGCCGAGGGCATCCGCGACCGGGTGCTCCGCACCGTACGCCTCAACGCCGGCCGCGGCCGGCCGCACGGGCGGATTCTCTACGGGTACGCCCGGGAGTACGACCCGATGAGCGGCGACCTGATCGGCCAGGTGCCCCACCCAGAGCACGCGGCCGTGGTGCGCAGGGTCTTCCGGGACTTCACGGCCGGGCACTCGGCGTACCGCATCGCCAAGGAGCTGACCGCGGAGGGCATCAAGACGCTGACCGGTCGGGACTGGCTCAGCGTCACGATCAACGCGATGCTGCAGAACCCCGGCTACAACGGGCGCCGCGTCTACCAGGGGCAGGACGTGGGGCCGGCCCAGTGGGAGCCTCTTGTCGACGAGCTCACCTGGCACAGCGCCCAGAAGATCCTCAACGACCCGGGGCGCCAGCAGATGCGGCCCACCACGGTGCAGCACCTGCTCAGCGGGATCGCTCTCTGCGGCGTCTGCGAGGGCCCGCTGAGGGTGGGGAAGAACCGGCAGAGCGGCCGCGTCTACCAGTGCTACTCGTCGTTCTGCGTCACGATCCCCAAGGATCTCCTCGAGGCCTACGTGCTGGAGATCCTCATCAAGTGGCTCGAGGATCCATCCGCCGCTGAGGCGTTCAGCGACGAGCCGGTCCAGCAGGTCATCGCCGATGCTCTAGCGGAAGAGGCCCGGCTGACGACCGAGCTGGAGACCGCCCGGGCGGCGGCCAAGTCGGGGAAGCTGTCTGTGCTGTCGCTCATCGCGGTCGAGGGGGGGCTGCTGCCGATGATCGAGGCGGAGCGCGCGAAGTTGAATGGCATCGGCCTGCCGCCGGCTGTCGGCGAGCTCCTGGGGAAGCCGGACGCGGAGGCCCGGTGGGATGGGCTGACCTTGGAGCAGAAGCGCGAGGTCCTGCGGGCGGTGACGGTGATCAGGTTGAACAAGGCGCCGTTCAAGGGGGGTCGCGCGCGTCTTCTGCCGGGCCGCGTCACCGTGAAGGTGGGTCCCCGCTCTAGTTGAGGCTGGTGCCGTTCTGCTGCCCGGGGACGGCCGGCACCCGGACGGGGAACTGCAGGACGTTCCCGAGGGCGGCGTCGTCGAGGCCGAGAGCGCCGCTTCGCTCGAGGAGCATGCCGACCGCGACGGCTTCCTTCTGGACGGCGAACTTCTCTTCTTCGAACTGGCGCCACATGGCGGCGCGTTCCGCTTTGATGAGACGCGCGGTGGCGTTCGCGCCGTCGGTGAGGTCCTGTCGGATTCTGGTGCGCTCGTTCTCGATGCCGACCTGTGCCGCTATGTAGGTGAGGCGCTCGTCGTTGAGCTGCGACCGCTCGCGGGCCGTATCGGCGAGCTGGGCCAGGACGACTCGGACAGAGGCCGCCATGGCCGAGACGACGAGGGCTGTGGCGCCGATGACGGCGCCCCCGAGGTGGCCTGTGGGGGCGGCCCACGCTAGCGTGCCCGTCCCCGCTGCGATGCCTGCCGCGGATGCCCAAAACGTCGTCTTCGTCGTCTGCATGCTCACCCCTACGCTTCGGCTGCTGCATCTCCCCCGGACGGGTCGTTCGTCTGGCCATGTGGCTGGCGCAGGCGTTCGACCATGGCGAGGAACAGGCTGAGGTCGCTGGGGTCGGTGATGCCCAGCTCTGCTGCTGCTTCACGCGGGGTGATGGGTCGTGATCGTACAGCGCTTTCAGGCCGTCCGGGCAAGGATTCGGACGGAATGATTCCACCGCGAACGAGGAGCTCGCGGAGCGGCACGCCGAGGGCGCGCGCGAACCCTTGGTAGCTGGACGGGTCCGGGGCGCGCTCCCCGGAGAGGAGCCGGCTGACGGTGGAGAGGCCGACTCCGGCATTGCGTGCCAGGGCGGTCTTGCCTCCCCCGCGGGGGCTGTCGATGTCGTATCCGGCGGCGCGGGCAGCGTCGGCCACGTATGCGGCGAGTGCCTGGAGGCCGGTGGGGGTCCTGACGGGGTCCATGTGCGCAGGTTAGCTTGCCAGCAAGCACGCTGGCCTATATGTGTCAGATGACAAACAAGCAGGTCAGCGACTTTAGGACAGGTCCACGCCACCCGGCCTGCATGAAAGAACACTCGTTCGAATGACCGTTTGCCAAACTTTCACTCGCCATCTTGCTTGTCAGCAAGCACGCTAAGGGGGTACCTTCTTGTCATCGGGCAAGTAGCCCACCTGACAAACAGGGAGGTGACACCACGTGCCGAAGCACAAGTTCGACAGCGAGCGCTTCATCGCCGAAGCGGCGAAGGCCGGCGACACGACCGGCTATGCGATCGCCAAGCGCACCAAGCTCTCCATGAGCGCCCTCTCCCGGATCCTCCGCAGCGAGCGCCAGCCGACCCTCGCCTCCGCCGCCGTGATGGCCCGCACCTACCAGCTCTCGCTCGACTCGCTGATCCGCGAGGCGGCATGAACGGCGGCCTGAGCAGGGCAGAACGCCTCGCGATCCTCGGACCGGAGGCCGTCGCAATGGCCCACGAGGTCGCCCGGCAGAGCCCGCCGCCGAGCCGCGAGCAGATCGAGACCCTGCGGCGCATCTTCTCGGGATCTGGCCGAAAGCGGCCGCTCTCGAACGCCGCCTGACCCACCAAACGTGGGCGGGCCGCCCCGGCTGGACCCCAGAGGCGACCCGATGGCCCACACCCCAACCCAGAAGTGGAGGCAGGCCGTGAACACACAGCCTACCCGCACCACCCCGCCCCCCGAGTGGCACGAGCCCCTCAACGTCATCGCCCGTCTGCAGTCCGGGTTCGGCCTGGCTGGCATCGTCGTGATCGGGACCCACGGCCCCGAGGTCCACGTCGAGACCGTCGCCGAACTGGACGACTGGCACGGCCAGTTCGGCCGCGGCTCCGGGCACGGGATCGGCGGCCGGTACGAGACCCGCGACGGCGTCGACTACAGCCTCGGCGGCCTTGACTGGCGCCTGTACCTGAAGAACCTCCCCGGCCTGACCGGCGTGCTGACCGTGCGTCTGGTCACGGCAGAGGGCGAGGCGCTGCCGAACCTGCCGGTCGTCCGGGCCATGTGGCCGTACGGCCTGGAGCGCGCCGACCGCGAGGCGACCCGTCTGGCGGTGGCGCTGTGAGCGCCCGCACGCTGCCCTCCCGGGGGGCCATGTTCCCTGTCCCGGAGATCGAGCTGACGGACGAGTGGATCGGGCTGTACGGCGAGCCGGGTACCTGGTCCTCCGAGGTCCAGCACTGCTACGCGGTGTCGATCGTGGAGCTCCGGCGGACCGCGGTCCGGCAGGAGATCAGCCGCCGGGCGGCGACGGTCGTCCGGGCGGCGCTCGGCACGGACCCGACGCCGGCGGGGATCGTCCTGGCGCTGGAGCACGCGGGCCTCCTGGTGGCCCCGGCGGAGAGCGCGGTGGTGTGGAGCGTCGAACGGGACGGGGCCCCGATCGGGACCTTCCTGTCCCTCGATGACGCGCAGGCCCACGGTGAAGCCGACCGTGTGAAGCGCGACGGGGCGGCGCCCGTGGGGTCGGTCGCGCAGTGGATGTGTGACGCGCACCTCGTCGGCGATCACCCGCTTGAGCTCTGGTACTTCGGGCCGGGCCCGTGTGACGAGCTGGAGACGCCGTACGTGGCGGTCCCGTACTCGCTGGCGTCGGAGGACACCGCGGGCGGTGCCTCGTGAGCTGGCTCATCTTCACCCTGTTCGTCCTCGCCGTGTACGTCGCCGCGTGCCTGCCCTGCCCGTGTGGCTGTGGCCGCCCGGCTGGCCAGCACAACCCGCCCAGGAGGGACTCCTGATGGACATCACCCCCAACCCGCTGGGTGCCGTCGTCGACGTCACCGACCCGGCCCTCGGCATCGCCGTCGAGGCCATCGCGGACGCCTTCGGCCGCAACAAGACCGTCCTCATGCACCTCCTCCAGGACCTCGCCGACACCCGCAAGGAGCGCGCCGCAGCTGCGGCCCGCATCGTCCGACCCGGCGTCGACCCGGCCCGCGACCGGATCCTGGAGGACTGCGAGCAGGAATCCGACGCGGCCCGCGATCTGCTGATCGGTCGGCTGCGGGACGAGCTCGGCGGTCCGGTCACGGTGCCGATCGTGATGCCGGAGTCGGCGTGCCGGAAGGCCGGGCGGGCGTTGCTCGCTGCGGCGGACGCGGCGGCGGCTCGGTGGCGGTCGAACGTCGCCCGGTTCCCGCAGCAGCAGGAGAGGCGGGCCGGCTGATGAAGGTCACCACCCGCGACGACTACCGCGTGATCGTGAACGGCGTCATCTACCCGCGCCGTGTCGGCGACCTCGGCTTCATGCAGGTCTCGGACTCCATGGTCGCCAGCGACGCCGAGGCCGAAACCGAGTACCGGCGCCGCTGCGACGCCATCGTGCGTGAGGTCCGCCAGCAGTTCCCGCACCTCAAGGCCGAGGTCATCTGCAGCACCGAGGTGACGTGCTCGCACTGCGGCAACGACTGGGAGGAGATGACCCCGGAGTGGGCCGAGAAGTTCCCGGAGTGGGACGACCCGATCGGGCTCCCGCAGTGCTGTGACGAGGCCCAGGCCGAGTGGCGGGCCGCGCAGGCCGCCGTCCCTACCGCCAACGACACCGCCCAGGAGGGCTGATGCGCTTCATCACCCGACGCGAGGACGAGGACACCCAGCGCCTCATCCGCACGCTCCGCGAGCAGCTCGCCGACGCCCGTGAGGCCGCCCGCGTGCAGGCCAGCGCCAACTCGCTGCTGGCCCAGCGGCAGGAGGCCCGCGAGAGCGCCCTCGCCGGGGCCCGGGCCGCGCTGGCCGCCCCTTACACCACGGTCACCGAGGAGAACCGGCGGCTCCGCGCCACCGTCGACCGGCTCCAGGCCCGCCTCGACGACGCGCTCGGCTACACGCCCGAGCAGCGCGCCGCGATCGAGTCCGGCACTGGCGAGCCCCGGAAGGCGATCCGCGCATGACCGTCACCGAGCTGCCGGGGACCACCGCGTCCCCGGCAGCCGGGCGGCGCGTCACCCCCACCGCCCGGCTCATCCTCCCCGCCAACGCCGACCGCGAACTCTGGCTCCAGGCCCGCCGCCGCGGCATCGGCTCCAGCGACATGGCCGCCCTGCTCGGCCTCTCCTCCTACGGCAACGAGCTCACCGTCTACTACGACAAGCGCGGCGAACTCCCCCTCGAGAACGACGACTCGGAGCCCGCCTACTGGGGCCGCAGCGTCGAGGAGAACATCGCCCGCCGCTGGGCCGCCAGCAACCGCACCGCGGGCCGCCGCATCGGCCTCGTCGCCAACGTCGACCGGCCGTGGCAGATGTGCACCCTCGACCGGCGCGTCATCGACTGCCCGATCAACCGCGGCGAGCAGTGCGCCCTCGAGGTGAAGCAGCGCCACCAGATGAAGGCGCCGATGTGGCGGAAGGGCTGCCCGGACGACGTCCTCGCGCAGACCCTCCACCAGGCCGACGTGTGCGGCTTCGACCACATGCACGTCGCCGTGCTGATCGGCTCCTGCGACTACCGGCAGTTCACCGTCTGGGTCCACGAGCACGAGCAGCTCGTCGCCGACCTGCGGGCCGCGGCCGGGGACCTGTGGCAGCGCATCGTGGACGGCCGGCCGCCGGTCATCACCGACGCCATGGAGCCGGGCCCTCTGCTGGACCTGTACCGGCGGCTCCACCCGGAGCGGTCCGGTGTCGTCCACATCGACCGCGACGGTGACGCGCAGGACGCCCTTGCCGATTACCTCGAGGCCCGAGCCGATGTCACTGCCGCTGAGAAGCGGCAGAAGGCAGCGAAGGCCCGCCTGCTCGCCGCCCTCGGTGCCGCCGAGATGGCCGTGATGGGTGACCGGCCCGCGTACTCGATCGAGCAGCGCAGCAAGGAAACCCCGGACCTCGAGCGGCTCCGCGAGCGGTGGCCCGAGGCGTACGCGGACTGCGTCGCTGACAAGCCGTACGACCAGATCAGCATCCCCAACGCCGTTCGGAAGGCGCACGCACGATGACCCAGCCCACCCTCGCGCAGCGCGCGGCAGCCGCGGCCGGCCGGACCGAGCAGGCCCCCGCCGACGGAGCCACCCCCGCGCAGGCCTTCGCCCAGCAGGGAGCCGCCCCGCTCCCCGACCACGACGAGTTCGAGCCCGGGGAAGGCGACCCCGAGCAGGTCCCCGTCCACATCGCCTGGAACCGCCTCATGCGCGACGTCCGCGCCATCGCCAAGGGCGGCAAGGGCGGACAGTTCCGCTCCAACGGCGCCGGGAACTACGACTTCCGCGGCGTCGACCGCACCGTCAACGCCATCGGCCCGGCCGCCCGGGCACGGGGCATCATCGTGGCGCCGGTCAAGGTCGAGAAGGAGTACCACACGTCCGGCAAGGCGCACGAGTGCAAGGTCACCGTGACGTGGCAGGTCATCGGCCCCAAGGGCGACACCATGCCCGGCCTGTGGCAGTCCGCCGGTGAGGCGATCGACTACTCCGACAAGGCGACCGCCAAGGCCCAGTCCGTCGCGCTGCGGGTGCTGCTGCTGACCGCCGCCATGGTGCCCACCGGCGACCCCGACCCGGACGCCACGAACATCGAGCGGGGTGAGTCGCCGGCCGCCCGGACCCCGGAGTCGTATCGCGACGAGATCCTCAACCCGAAGACCAGCCATGGCCGGATCCAGCAGATCGGCTACGAGCTCGACAACCTCAGGATGCTCGGCCGGATGGTCGAGAACGAGAACGGCGAGCAGGAGACCATCGGCAGCATCGGCACCCGGATCCTCGCGGAGCGTGCCCGGTGACCGCCTGGCACGAGGGGGAGCTCGTCTCCTTCGACACCGAGACCACCGGCGTGGACGTCGAGCAGGACCGCATCGTCACCGCCGCGGTCCTCACCATCGACGCCGCCGCCTTCCACACCGGCGACAGCAACACCAGCCGTTGGAAGGCGTACGAGCGCCTCGAGTGGATGGCCGACCCCGGGATCGACATCCCGGCCGGTGCCGCCGCGGTGCACGGCATCAGCACGGAGCGGGCCCGCGCCGAGGGCTGGCCCGCCGAGAAGGTCATCCGTGGCGTGTCGGCGGTCCTCGCTGAGCGGATCGCGGCCGGCACCCCGCTGATCGTGATGAACGCCCCGTACGACCTGACGTTGCTCGACCGGGAGCTGCAGCGCCACGGCCTGCCGACCCTGGCCGAGCAGGCTGGACGGGAGCCCCTCGTCGTCGACCCGCGGGTCATCGACAAGCAGGTCGACCGGTACCGGAAGGGCAGCCGCAACCTGACCGCGCTGTGCGAGCACTACGGCGTGACGTTGGACGGCGCGCACAACGCCGTCGCGGACGCCCTCGGGGCGGCGCGGGTCGCGGTCCGGATCGCCGAGCGGTACACCACGCTCGGCCGGCTGACCGCCCAGGCCCTGCACGAGCGGCAGCTCTCGTGGGGCCCGGCTCAGGCCCGGGACTTGGCGGAGCACTTCCGGGCGAAGGGCCGCCGTACGGACGCCGCCAGCGTCCGCGCTGAGTGGCCGCTGATCCCCCGTCAGCAGGACGGCGGTGACCAGTGAGCTCCGACCAGTTCGACGACGGCCTCATCGCCCTCGGCTCCATCCGGGAGATCACCGGGGACACCGCCGCCCGCGCCGAGCGGTACATCCGGTCCCACGCGGCCGACGAGCAGGACGCCGAGCTCCTCCTCGACATCCTCCTCGGCCCGCTCACCACCCCGACCGACGCCCCCGACCCGGAGCACAACGCGGCGGCTTACAACCGCGGCTGCCGGTGCGACATCTGCCGGGACGCGAACACCGCCTACCACCGGAACCGCGCCGCCGGCCGGATCACCAAGTTCGACCGGAAGCCGGTGACCGCATGACCCAGCTCGCCCTCGTGCCCGCTGCTGCCCCGGCTCCGGCCGGGGCGGCCCCGGCCGCCACCACCGACGGCCCCCTCGTCATCGGCCTCGACCTCGCGCTCCAGTCCAGCGGCATCGCCGGCCCCGGCTGGTCCGACCACATCATCGACCGGCAGCGCCGCGGCGAGGAGCGCCTCGACTACCTCCTCGCCAGGCTCCAGACCTTCTACCGGCACGCCGACTTCGTCACCGTCGAGGGCCCGTCGTTCGGCAGCGCGCTCCAGACCGGACATGACGAGATGGCCGCCCTGCGGTGGTTCGTCCGCCGCGACCTGTGGAAGCGGCAGATCCCGTTCGCCGTGATCCCGCCCACCAGCCGGATCGTGTTCGCCCTCGGGGAGGGCCAGCCGAAGAACCCGGACACCGGCCACCGGCTCACCGGCCGGGCGCTCAAGGCCGTCGTCCGCGAGGCCGCCGCCGCCACCTACGGCCTGGAGTTCGAGGGGCCGGCCAAGTCGGACCGCGCCGACGCCTACCTGCTGATGGCCATGGGCCGCCACCACCTCGGCCGCCCGCTGGCCGCCCTGCCCGACACCCACCTGCGCGCCCTGCAGGGTGTCGCGTGGCCCGAACGGACTGACCAGTGAACCCGCCCTGCGGCCAGTGGCTCGCCGCGGACGACAGGCACTGCGGCGCCACGGCGCGGCACTACCGAACCGGCTGGCGGTGCCCCCTCCACACCCCGGCCGCCGAGAACGGCCGACCGGAGCCGCAGCCCGGCCCTGGCTACACCCCGCAGGCCCTGCCCACCCCGCAGTCCGCCAGCGCCCTCGTGGACGCCCGGGCCGTCGCCTCCGGCAAGCGCCGCTCCAACCCGCAGACCTACCGCCTCGCCCAGGCCGCCACCGGCCGGGCCCACCACACCGAAGGGGCTGACCAGTGATCCCCCACACCGACACCCCGGTCCCGTGCACCGGCCAGCCGGAACTGTTCTTCGGCCCCGACGGCGAGAAGACCCGCTCACCCGAAGCCCAGCACCGCATCCGGCAGGCCCGCGACCTCTGCGTGCAGTGCCCCGTCTGGCGCGAATGCCGCGAGAGCGGCCGCGACCTCGCCGCCGTCGGCGTCTGGGGCGGCGAGGACGACCTCCGCAGGGCCAAGGCCCTCGGCCGTCGGATCCGCGCCCGCGCCGCACTCCCGCCCGCCGAGCACGGCACCGAGGCCGGCGCCCGCCGGCACCAGCGCAACGGCGAACCCGCGTGCTGGCCCTGCGCCGAGGCCGCCCGCTCCAAGGGCGCCGAACGGCGGGCCAAGACCGCCGCGGCCCTCGCGGCGTGACCGACCCGGACCTGATGCCCGGGCTCCACATCATCTGCGCCCCCGGCATCCCCTCCGCCACCTACCTCTGCCCCGACTGCGGACACCTCGACCGGCTCCAAGGCAAGCAAGCCGTCGCCGAACGGGTCCGCGACCTCCGCCTCAACCACCGGGCCAAGTGCCCCGACCGACCGAAGGACACCACCACATGAGCACCCAGCCCGAGCAGACCCCGCAGCGCGCCGAGTTCGCCGCGTTCCTCGTCGGCCACCTCGGCGGCCGCACCCACGAGGAGATCGGCGCCGACCTCCACACCCTCCTCGAGGCCGTCCGCACCCACGGCAAGAAGGGCTCCCTCACCATCACCGTCGTCGTCGAGCCCCCGTCCAACGGCGTCGACGGCGGCCCCCTCCCCATCGGCATCGAGTACGCCCTCAAGGCCCCGCGGCCGGCCGCCCCGAAGGCCATCTACTTCCTCGACGCCGAGGGCAACCCGACCCGCAACGACCCCCGCCAGCAGGCGTTCGACTTCCGCACCGCCCCCGCCACCGACGAGACCCTCCGGAGCATCTGACCATGACCACCACCGACAACCTCCAGGCCGTCATCGACACCGCCACCCGGGCCGCCGGCCCGGCGACCCTCGACACCGGCAAGGTGTACGCCTTCGTCACCCCGGGCGGCGGCGTCCAGAAGGTCGACCTCACCGGCGACGACTACCGCGACGCCCCGGCCCGCAAGGCCGGCACCACCGTCGTCCGCGACGTCGCCAGCTTCCTCGCCTACTTCGGCAAGCACCGCGACCAGGACAGCGAGGTCTACGCCGACGCCGAGCGGCTCACCATCACCGCCGTCCTCGACGCCGACACCGCCGACGCCCCCCGCTGGGGCCGCCACCGCGTCACCCTGTCCCTGCGCACCACCGAAGCGTGGAAGCAGTGGCTCGAGCGCGACAACAAGCTGCTGGAGCAGACCCAGTTCGCCGAGCACATCGAGGACCACCTCGCCGAGCTCGTCTCCCCGCCGGCCGCGGAGATGCTCGAGATCGCCCAGTCCATCCAGGGCGCCACGAAGGCCGAGTTCCAGTCCGGCACCCGCCTGCAGTCCGGGCAGCGGCAGCTCTCCTACATCGAGACGACCACGGCCAAGGCCGGCGCCAAGGGCACCCTCGAGATCCCGGAGACCTTCGAGATCGGCCTGGTGCCGTTCGAGGGAAGCGCCCCGTACAAGCTGTCCGCCCGGTTCCGGTACCGCATCGAGTCCGGCGGCACCCTCCGCCTCGCGTACAAGCTCGACCGGCCCGGTGAGGTCGTGAAGGCCGCGTTCGCGGACATCCTCGCCGCGGTGTCGGAGGCGGTCGGCACGCCGGTCATGAACGGCACACCGGCCTGATGACCGGGCCCCGCACCGCGGTGACCACACCGTGCCCGCGGTGCGGGGCCCCCACCATCCGCACACCGACCGGCCGCCACCTCGAGCCCGACCCGGACCCCCTCGCCATCCACCTCCCCGACGGCGGGGCCCTCGAGGCCCGAGACGCCCTCCCGATCATCCTCGGCCACGCCCCGGCCCGAGCGCACCACCCGCACCGCCCCGGCCCCTACGGCTGCAACCCGCCCGCCCCGGCCCAGCAGCCGACCCTCTTCTAGGAGCACCCGAGCGTGAGCAACGTCCACCCCTTCCCGGCCCCCGACGAGGACGCCGGCGAGTACGTCGACCGCCGCGTCCCCGCGGACACGGCCGCCGAACAGGCGGTGCTCAGCGCATGCATGTACGACGCGGGCAATGTCGCCACCGTCGCCGCCCTCCTCGATCGCTCCGACTTCTACAAGCCCGCGCACCAGCTCATCTGGGACGTCCTCCAGCAGCAGGTGGTCAACAGCCAACCCACCAACTTCATCGCGCTGCACGCCGAGATTGAGAAGCTCGGCCAGCTCCGCCTCGTCAACGGCGGTGACTACCTACTCGCCATCACCCAGGCTCCCTCCGTCTCCGCCGAGTACTTCGCCGGCATCGTCCAGGAGAAGGCCGTCCTCCGCCGCAAGGCGGAGCTCGGGGTCCGTCTCGCCACCGAGGTCGCCCGCGGCGCCGGCCCCGAGCACCTCGACAAGCTGCTGCGCGAACACCTCGACGACGAGACCAACCGGGCGTCCAGCGGCAAGCCCAGCTCCGTTGACGCCCTCCTCGCCGAGATGCTCGACACCACCGCCCTCGACAACATGCCCGCGCTCGAGCCCCTGGTCGGCGACCTGCTCCACCTCGACACCCTCGCCCGGATCATCGGCCCGTCGGGGCACATGAAGTCGTTCGTCACGATCGACTTTGCCGGGCACGTCGGCACGGGCAAGCCCTGGCACGGCCAGCCAGTGCGGCAGGGCACCGTCGTCTATCTGGTGGCCGAAGGAGCCCGCGGCATCCGCAAGCGCGTACGCGCTTGGGAACAGCACCACGGCATGCGCATGGAGAACGTCCTGTTCCTGCCGCGGCCCGTCCAGGCCATGGACCCGGAGTGGCTCACCCTCATCCAGGCGTGCGCCCGCCTCGAACCCGCCTTCATCATCATCGACACCCAGGCCCGCGTGTCCGTCGGCGTCGAGGAGAACTCGGCAAAGGAGATGGGCCTCGTCATCGACCGAATGGAACAGCTCCGCGCAGCCACCGGGGCGTGCACTCTCGTCATCCACCACACCGGCCACGTCGGCGACCACGGCCGCGGCTCCAGCTCCGCCAAGGGCGCCCTCCAGTCCGAACTCCACGTCTCCAAGCGCGGCGACCGGGCCAGCAACACCGTCGTCACCATCAAGACCGGGAAGCAGAAGGACGACGAGCAGGGCGCCGACCTCGAGTTCGGGCTCCGCGTCGTCGACATCGCCGGCGAATACAAAGCGAACGGATCCCCGCTCACGTCGGTGGTGCTCCAGCCGCTCTGGGACCAGCCCAAGAGGCTGGAGACCGGCTCGCCGGAGTGGCTCGTCTCGATCCTCGACAAGGCCGACATCCCCCTCGCCTGGGGGTCCCCGAAGGTCATCAAGTGGTGCGCCGACGCAGGCATCCAGATGCGGAAGTCGAAGATCGAGGAAGCCGTCCGGTACCGCAAGACCCGAGACAGCTTCGACGACCCGCGAAATGGGACAAATCAGGTCCCCCCGAACCTCCCCCGCGATCTTGAAAGCCCACCTCCCCGTGATCAAGGGGGGACCCCGGGGGAGTTCGCACAAAACCCCACGTCAAACATCCCCCCAAACCCGGGGGGAGGTCCGGGGGAGGCCACCTCAACACCTCCCTCCCCCCGCTCCCTCCCTAGGGAGGGGGGAGGTGAGAAGGCGACCCCGGTCTGCACCCTCTGCGGCGAACCCATGAACACCGCCTGGGCAGCCCGCGGCTACACCACCCACGTCATCTGCGAAACCCCCAACAACGAGCCCTGAGCGAGCCGCGCGGACCGGTCCGTCCCCGCCCCGCGCGCACGACACCAACCCCAGACCAACCCAACGGAGCACCCCTTGATCCGCGACCACTGGTACCGCAGCAAGTCCGGACACACCGACGGCAGCCCATGCGCCCTGAACGGCTGCGACCAGCCGCAGGCACAACACGTGCAAGCCGTCGGCGAGTGGCTCGATCCCACCCACTGGCACCGGCCGCGCCTGGCTCGCCCGCTCCGGTGCGCCACCTGCGGCCGGCACGCCGCTCACAGCACCCACCGCGGCAGCCGTGAGTGGCGCCGCATCCGTCGCGGCTGATCGCCCGCCACACGACCACCAGGAGCACCCGATGGCCCGCTTCCTCCCCGCCCACTACGGCGAACCCCTCGCCCCCCGCGAGATCCAGATCCTCACCGCCGTCGCCGAAGGCCACACCAACGCCGCCATCGGTCACCGGCTCGGCATCAAGACGGACACCGTGAAGACGTACATGCGCCGGATCTTCATCAAGCTCGGGGCCCGTGACCGTGCACACGCTGTCGTGCTGGCCCACGGGTTGGGGCGGGTCGACTTGTCGAAGGTCGGGCCGAGCCGGATCCCGGCCGCCGAACACGCACCCCGCACCGAGCCCGCTGCCGACCAGGCCCAGACCGACCGTTGCAGGCGATGCCGCTGCGGCGACTGCGGCGGCCTCCTGGAACAGCACTCGGGGCCCCTCTGCAGCTGCCCCGACTGCCACGCGATCCCGCGATACGCCTGCACCCGGTTCGTCCCGGACCAACGGATCGGCTTCATCGCCGAACAGCTCGGCCCACTGCTGTCGACGCACCTCGGCGAGCGGCAGCAGCGCCGCTGCCTCGCTGTGGCCCACGCCGCACACCACGCCCTGATCGACTACGACACCCCGCGGGAGTCCTGATGCCCGACCAGCCCCTCGACCTCGACCACGCCGAAGCCCTCGCCAACGCCGCAACCCCCGGCCCGTGGGGCCACTACGAGGGCGACGACTACGCCGACGTCGCCGTCAACTACCAGGCCACCAGCCGCGGCTCCTACACCTGCCTCCAGCAGGTCGCCCGTATCGAGGCCGACTGGCACTTCGACGACCCGCGGCACTCCGACTGCGAGGACGAGGACGCCGCCAACCAGGCGCACGCCGACGGCGCGTTCATCGCCTGGTCCCGTGACGGGGTACCGGCCCTGGTCGCCGAGATCCACCGGCTCACCGCCGAGCTGGAGCAGGCCCGGGAGCAGACCGCCGGCCGCGCCTCCGCCACGCTCGTGCCGCCGGCCAGCTTCATCACCAAGGCCATGGCCAACGTTCCGGACGCCCTGCCGCCGGACTTCTCCTGACCGCCCCCGCCCCGTCCGGCGCCTGACCCACAGGAGACCAACCATGGCCACCACCATCACACCCACGCCCATCAAGCGCGTCCTGTCCCTGGGCGCTGGCGTGCAGTCCACCACCCTCGCCCTCCTCTCCGCCGAGGGCCGACTCCCCAAGCTCGATGCCGCGATCTTCGCCGACACCGGGTGGGAACCCGCTGGCGTCTACACCCACCTCGACCGGCTGGAGCGCGAGGTGCTGCAGCCCGCCGGCATCCCGCTCCACCGCGTCACCCGAGGCAACATCCGCCAGGACGCCCTCGACCCGGAGCACCGGTTCGCGTCGATGCCACTGTTCGTCAAGAACCGCGACGGCGGGGACGGGATGACTCGGCGGCAGTGCTCGAACGAGTACAAGGTCGTCGCGATCAAGGCACAGGTCCGCGAGTTGCTCGGCTACCCGCACCCCCGGCCGGTTCCGCGCGGCGTGTACGTCGAGCAGTGGATCGGGATCAGCCGCGACGAGATCGGCCGCGCCAAGGACTCCGACGTGAAGTACGCCCGCAACGCGTTCCCGCTGCTCGACCTGGACGGCGCCGCCGACGGCCGGGGGGGGTGGACCAGGGATGACTGCCTGCGCTACCTACGCTCGGCGGGCTGGGAGTCGACGCCGAAGTCGGCATGCATCGGCTGCCCGTTCCACGGCAACGCCCAGTGGCGGGACATGCGCGACAACCGGCCCGAGGAGTGGGCTGATGCCGTCGACTTCGACCGGGCCATCCGCTCCGGCAACGCCCGTGGCAACGCCAACGGCAAACCGCTGCTCGGCGAGGCCTATCTGCACCGTTCCCGCCTGCCCCTCGACCAGGCGCCAATCGACCGTGTCACCGCCCACGAGTGGTCCAACCGCCAGGCCGACATCTTCGGCGCCATCGCCGACGCCGAGCTGGAGGACGGGGACCCGGACGGTTGCTCGCCCTGGGCCTGCCGCTCCGGCAACGCCGCTGCCTGACTCCTGCCGGCGGGGCGGTCGTCACCGCCCCGCCAGCCACCCGCACCAGCCACCCGCACCAGCCACCAGGAGCACACCATGCAGCAGCCCTGCACCTCGATCACCCTGCTCGCCGGTCCCGTCGACTGCCTTGAAGGCGAGTGCGACGAGTACGCGACCGAGGACGGCGACCCCACCGGCATCGAGCGCTGCTCGCACATCACCGAGCAGCAGGTCTGCGAACAGCACTCCACCTTCGAGGACTCGGAGTGGGAGTACTGCACCCACGCCGAACCGTGGCCCTGCCAGCACGCCGCCGTCCCGGAGTGCCAGCAGCCCGACTGCACCGCCCGTACCTGGGGCAGCTGCGCGCACTGCACGAAGCCGTACTGCGCGGACCACCTCACCCCGGTAGGCGAGTACGGCGAGCCGGTCTGCGCCGACGACCTGTCCGTCCCTGCTGCCGCGCCGACCCGCTGACCGTCTGGCCGGCCGCCGGGTGGCGGCCGGCCCCAACCCCTGGAGCACCGATGCCCGACACCCCCACCCGTGCCCGCGCCTACTACCTCAGCCCTCCCGACTTCCACCGCCTCGACTGGGCGTGCCGCACCATCACCGCCGCGTTCGATGGCACCCCCGTCTACGTCGTCGGCTCCGTCCTCACCCGCGCCGACTACCGGGACATCGACCTGCGGCTGATCCTCGACGACGAGCAGGCCGCCCAGTACCCGCCGCCCCTCCGCTTGGTGCTGAACATCGCCCTCTCGGACCTGATCGCCAAGACCGCCGGACTCTCGCGGCCGATCGACTTCCAGATCCAGTCGATGACGGAGGCCAACGCCGAGGACGGCGCCCGTAACCCCCTCGGCATCGCCAGCGACGCCGCCCGCCGCGCCGGCCGTCTCCCCTGACCTCGCGCCAACGCCCTGCCGACCGCCCCCAACCCCGGAGCCACCGTGCGCGCCCTCGCCTACCTCGCCGCCGTCCTGACGCTCAGCATCCTCGCCCTCGCCCTCATCCTGGCCGCCGCCCGGCTCGGCACCCGAAGCGAGGACCAGCAGTCGTGACCGAAGCCATCCGCGCCCTCCTCGCCAGCTCCCTCCTCGTCGCCGGCACTGGCCTCGCCGCGTGGGCCCTCGACCCCCTGTACCGCCGCTGGCTCGACCGGCGCGAGGACACCCGGGCCGTCATCGCTCAGGCCGAGCAGCTCGTCCGCGACGACCGCGACCGCACCACCCTGCAATCCCTCGCCCACCGACTCGAGGAGACCCCGCGCCCGTGACCGAGCCCACCAAGACCCGCACCGGCGACCGGCCCCTCCCCACACCCGGCCGCGAGTGCGTCCAAGACGCGCTCATCGCCGACATCCAGGCCCGCCGCAACCTCGGCATCCAGCGGTACGGCCGGCCCCTCGAGACCCACAACGGCCGTGACGCCACCCGCGACGCCCTCGAGGAAGCCCTCGACCTGGCCGTGTACCTCAAGCAGGTCGAGCTCGAGATGCGGGACCTGCGCCAAGAACTCGCCGACGCTCAGGCGGCGCTCGCCACAGCCGCCAGCGCGCCCGCCCCGGTTCCTGCGCCGCGCTTCCCGGCAGGTTTCTCCGTCGCCGAGCGCATCGGCGGTGGCGTGCTCCTCGAGTGCGGTCGAGACGGCTGCTGGTGGAACGTCACCTACCAGAACCCGGTGCACCTCACCGAGCTTCGCGAGCAGGCCGCCGACCACTTCCTTGACGCACACCCGGCGGTGCAGCCGTGAGGAACCGTACCCAGGCCGCTGCCTATGCCGCCGAGTGGGCCGAGTCCGCCCACCGTTCCCTCACCCGCTCGACCCAGGCCGCCACCTGGCGCCGCGACGGCGCCGCCATCCCCGCCGACCGTCCGGCCGAGGAACTCGCCACCTGCCGCCTCGAGCTCGAGTTCGCCCGCACCTGGGCCGCCATCGCCGCCGCACTCCCCGAGGACTGACCACATGACCCAGCCCAGCACCCCGCACGCCTACGAGGCCCAGGCCACTGCCCAGCGCAACGCCCTCGCCGAGCAGCTCCGCGCCACCGAGAACGACCTCGCCGACACCCGGGCACGCGAGGCAGCCGTCCGCCAGCAGCTCACCCGCACCGAGCAGGTCCTCGCCGCCGAGGAGCAGAACAGCATCCGCGAGCTGGCCGCCGCCGTCGAGGCCGAGCAGCAGGCCGCCCGGCTCCGAGCCGCCTGGCAGTCCGCCTGCCGACGGTCGACACACCACCTGCACGGGAAGTGGGCCGCCCAGACCACCGCCCAGACCTTCGAGGCTCACGCCCGCACGGCCGAGGCTAAGCTCGCCGCCCTGCACGAGGGCGAGGAGGCGTACGAGGACGAGCGCGTCATCCCCACCCCGGGCCAGTGGATCTGGCTGTGGAACCGGGCCACGCCCGGGCGGCGACGGGAGGCCGCAGAGAGGGCGCTCGCCAACGCTGACCTCCGCTTCAACCACGCCATGAACCACTGGCCCGAGCGGGCGCAGGAGGCCGAGGCCCAGGTCGCCGCCGCTCACCGCGAGATCGAGCAGATCCTGCGCGAGACCAGCGGGTTCGGCCTGGACGGCGTCACACTGCCGCAGCTCGTCCACCGCATCCGCACAGCGATCAACAGCGCCCAGCCCACCGTCGAGCGTCCAGGCCACGCCGGACAGAGCGCGCGATCGATGCTCCTCAACCTCCTCGCTGGCTGGGGCATGGACAGCAGCCACGGGAGCAGGGCCATCGTGGACGAGGCCTTGCGCCGCCACGCCCTGGAACTCGCTGCGGAGCTGCCGACGAGGGGAACCCTTGGGGCCGCGCTCAACGACGCGCAGGAGCCCACCCACGAGTCCCGCGTCTGGGAGACCGACGGCGAGTGGAACGTCTCCTGCACCGCCTTCGGCTGCCCGGCGTACTGCGACAACATCGGCGGTGAGGACGACGCCGAGCAGTGGGCCGCCGATCACCTGGCGCAGGAGTCCACCCCTGCCGGGGGCTGCACGTGCGAGCCGTTCACCGAGTGCACCTGCAGCGCGATCCTGGCCACCGAGCCCGGCAACATCGCCGCAGCCAGCCCCGAGGCCGCACGCGCCCTCAAGCGGATCTACGACGTCATCCTCAGCGGCTCCGGGATCGACGAGGGGACAGCGCCGCCAGTGCAGGGCCCCGCCATCACCTTCGAGGGCCTGCGCGACGTCATCACCGAGTACCGGCCCGCACCGGTCCCCAGCGCGAACGCCCTCGCCGAGCTCATCGCCCGCGCTCGCAGCCTCGACCCCGACGGCTGCGACCTGTACCTCCGCAGCAGCGGCCCCGGCCCGATCGGCACCGTTGCCGCGCACCCCCGCACCCTCTCGATCCTCCGCACCGCCGAGGTGATCGACCCGAACAGCCCGCTGTACGGCTCGATCCTTCACCTCGTCGGCGCCGAGCTGTACTGCTCCGACCCCACGATCCCGCTCGGCGAGATCCAGCTCCGCACCGCCAACCAGCCCGAGCCGCCCTCGCCCGCAGACCGCCCGGCCTGGCAGTCCCCGTACGGCCCGCCCCAGCCCCGCCGATGACCGCCCGCCGGCCGGGCCGCCCCAGCCCGGCCGGCACCCCAGTCCCCAACCGCACCGCCGCACAGGAGACCCGGATGCTCGACAGCACGCACATCGCCCTCGCCGCCCTCGGCTTCATCGCCGGCGCGACCACCCACCGGTTCCGGCACAAGTTCGCCAAGCAACGTCAGCAGTCCCGCGCGGAACTCGCCGCCCAGCGCCGTGAACTCGCCGACCGCCTGTACCAGGACTGCGCCGCGATCCGCCGCCGTCTCTACCCGGGCGACGACCAGACATGACCATCCCCGGCTCGCATCACCCCGCCAGAATGGAAGGAACCCAGCCTTGAGCAACCTCAAAAGCATCAGATTCACCTCGCGCGAGCGTGAGGCACTGCGCGCCCTGGCAGTTGAGGCGTACGGCACTGGCGCGACCATCGTTGAGGTCGCTCAGCAAATCGGGTGCTCGGCTGCGACTGCACGCAATCTTCTCGTTGAGTCGGGGACCAAACTCCGTCCCAGAACGGGCCACCCATCGACCCTCCCCGGCGGCATGCTCACCTCCGACGAAACCGCGGCCCTGGTGGGTGTTGGCCGGGCCACCCTCAACGCCATGCAGCACCGCGGCGATGGGCCGCCCAAGGCTGAAGGGCGGCCCGAGGGGGCCCAACGCAACTACACGTACTACTGGCGCCACGAGGTCGAGCAGTGGCTGCACGACCGCGCCGAAGAGCGTCTTCGCCGCACACGGGAATGGGCAGAGCGGAAGAGCCGTGAACGAGAGATCGAGCGTGTCTCTGCAGTTCACCTGGTGCTGGACTGGGGCGCGTTGATGAAGGCTGTGGACAGCAAGCGTTCGGAGTTGGGCGTGTCATGGCAGACCGTCTGCCGCTCGTCGGGGGCGGACCCGGGGCACATCAGCAGAATTCGCAAGGGGTACGAACCGAAAAGCGGGTTCGCGGCCTTCTTCCAGTTGGCGGTCTGGGTCTGCGGCTACGTGCCTGATGAGATCAGCCGCTTCACCAAGCAGCCCTGAGATGCAGGCAGGGCGCCCCCTCGCCTGCCCAGCTACCGGGGCGCCCCACTGATGTGATCACCCTACGCTCCGACCGCATCAGGAGACCGGACATGCTCGACCACGCGACCGCCGACCGCCTCCACATCCAGCTCGCCCAGCTCCCCAAGCTGATCACGCTCGCCCACCTCGCACTGCTGCCCGGCAGCGCCCCCGCCGGCCCCCGCGTCTCCGGTGCCACCCGCGAAGCCCCCCTGCCCTGCCGCGCAGACATCCTCAGCCTCCTCGGCCCCACCTCCACCGGCGGACACCTCCACGCCGACGACCAGGCCGAGCACCCCACGGTCCGCGCCGTCATCGGCTGGGCCCGCCGCGTCATCGCCGCACGGCAGCAGGCGAACGACTGGACAGGCTGGGTCCGCCCGGCCTACGCCATGGAGCGCGAGACCCCGGTGTCCGTCGCGATCCGCTACCTGCTGTTCCACCACTACTGGACGGTCCAGCAGGAGTTCGCGGCCGGCCTCGCGGACGACGTCCGCCGGCTGCACTCGGCGTTGAACCGGGCCACGGGCGAGCCGCTCCTCACACGCCTGCACCGCACGGTGTGCCCACGCTGCCAGGGCCTCACCGTCCAGGAGCAGGCCGACGGCCGGCTCTCGTGCGCGGACCAGGACTGCGCGATGGTCGTCACCCGCGACGAGTACGAGGCCCGCGCGGTCCGCGTTCTCGAGCAGATCGCCGCGGCGTGAGCGTGTAGCTCCCTGTCCTCGCCGGAATACCAACTGCACCACCCGACAAGCCAGCAGGGAGCGCGATGACCGCCGACGCCGCACCGAAGTACACCAGCGCCCGAGACACGATCCTCGAGCCCGTGAAGGTCTACACGGGCAGCATGGCCGCTGGGCACCACCGGGTTCGCACCATCAGGGTCCACGCGGTGGCCACGGGCCCCGACAACAAGCCCGCAGAGCGCACCGTCTGCGGCGCCACGTACAACCCGGCCAACCACTCGGGGAACAACTGGCTCGAGGAGATGCAGATCATCCGCTGCGGCCTGTGCGGCGAGATCACCGGCCACGTCGGACTCGCATGATCCCGTGATGCGCGGCTGATACGCCGCAGCTCACAGGCACAGCAACGGCCCCGCCCGATCCCCTCGGGCGGGGCCGTGATGCGTCTGGCGTATCACTCTGCTGCGGTGCCCGGATCGGCCTTCCTCGGCCGCGCCCGGCCAGACCCCGAGTAGCCCTTGACGATGTCCTGCACCGTCGAGAAGTTGAGCCCCAGCTCAGCGCCGACCGACCGCAGCGACGCCCCGTCCCGCGCCAGCAGCTCGCTGACGGCCCGCTGCCTCAGCTCCTTCAACTCCTTGTTGCGGCTCGGCAACGCCTTCAGCACCTCGCCCAGCGCGAGCGCGCGCTCTCTGGGGTCGGCGATCTGCCCCAGCGCATCGATGGCTTCGAACACCCGTCGCGCCTCCTCGGTCATGCCTCTGCCCTCTCGTTGGGCGGGCCCGCTTCACAAGCGTAGGGGGTTCCCCTACAGTGATGGAAGGCAGCCCGCTGCCCCTCAACAACAAAGCCCCGGCCCAGCGCTCCACACGCCGACCGGGGCCAGCCCCACCCCCAGACCGCAAAGCCACGGGAGAAGGACCATGCAGCACAGTAGCGCCACCAGCACGCCCGACGGCAGCCCGCCGACCCGCGTCGCCTGGCCGTTCGCCATCCGACCCGCCCGCATCGCCTGGCACGCCGCCATGGCCGTCGTCCGCCCCGCCGCCGCCGCGATGGCCGGTTGGTCCCTGTACGTCGTCGCCCGCCACTACGGCATGCCCGACTGGCTCGCCATCTTCTGCGTCGCCGTGTTCGACGGCATCGGCATGGGCTGCCTGTACCAGGCCACCGAAGCCGTCCGCGCCGGCCGCTCCGCGTTCGCCGCCATCCTCGCCACGCTCGGCATGGCCAGCATCAGCGTCTACCTCAACATCCAGCACGCGCAGATCATCGGCCGCGGCCTACCCGCCGAGATCATGTTCGCCACCCCCGCCGTCGGCCTCCTCGTCCTCTCCGCCCTGTCCTGGGCCGCCACCCGCGCCACCGCCCGGGCGGAGCGCGGCGAGTCCCCGATGCGGCTCCCCGCATACGGCTTGTGGGGCTGGATCCTCGCCCCGCAGCAGGCCGCCGAGGCACTCCAGCAGCGCGCCCGCACGCACGTGACCAGCGGCGCATCACCCGCGCATCAGCCCACACCCGCCCGGTCGCGCACCGCCCGGGCCGTCCTCTCCGAGCGGTTCGCCGCCATGGACCCCGCCGAGGCGATCGAGATCACCGCGGACTCGCACCCCCAGCTCGACCCGGCTGGCATCGCAGGCCTCCTCGCCTCGTACGGCGTCACCGTCGACGCGCTGCAGGTCGCCCTCGTCCTCGGCCGCGCCGCCACCCCGTCCGTCACCCTCGACCGCGTCCAGGCCGGACCGGCGCCGCTTCCCCCGCGCGGCGCCGAGCAGCCCGCCCTCGGCGCCCTGATGCGCCCTGATATGCCCCTGGTCAACGGCCTGACCAAGGCCGACGCGATCACCACGATGGCGAGGCACCTCGGCGGCCTCAACGCCGAGCCGGCCGCGGTCGTCCAGTGCCTCGCCTGGCAGGGCATGGCCACCGACACCGCCTACGTGCGTACCGCGCTCTCCCGGGCCCGCACCGCCGAGGAGGCCGCCGCCCGGGCCGCCACCGAGAAGGCCGAGCAGCAGCGCATCGAGGACGAGCGCCGCCACGGGAACGGCGGCTACGCGTGATGGCCGCGCTGCTGCTGTTCTCCGCCCTGGCCGTCGCCGCGTACGCCCTCGCCTACCGGCTCGCCGACGACACCCGCCGCGAGGCCCTCCGCTGGGCCGCGTTCCACCTCACCTGGGTCGCGACGATCGCCACCCTCGCCACCGCCTGGAGGAACTGATGGGCCTGTTCCGTGCCCTGCTCACCGGGCAGTCCGCCGAGTCCGCCACCAGCCCCGCCGGCCGGACGCCGAAGGAGCGGGCCCGCCGCGAGCGCGAGATCCGCCAGATCGAGGCGGGCACGTCCGCCTGGCTCCGCCGCGGCGGCCGGGGACCGAGGTGGGAGAAGTGACCGCCACCCCTCCCCCGCCCCCGAACTACGCCCCGACTATCGGCCTCGACACGACCTGGTGGACGGCCGCCGGCGACGCCGTCTGGACACCCGACCGGATGGCCAAGGCCGAGTCCGCGCAAGCCCGGCTGGCCGCCGCCATGGACGACCTCAGCCGGAGCATCACCGAAACCCCCCAGCAGCGCGCCCAGCGCCTGCGCGACGAGGACGACGCCCGCCGCGAGCTCCGGGGGGAGACCCCCAGCCAGCGGCGCCGCCGACACCGCGCGGAGGACCGACACCGCCGCAACGCGGCCCAGCGCGCCGCGTCCCGCCTGTGGAAGATCGACCCCGCCGAGCGAGCCCGCCGCTTCCGACGCTGGTGCGTGCTCACCGCCATCTCGGCGTCGGCCGGTTACGCGGTCGGCCTGGTGCAGTGGCTCAGCACCGCCCCGCCGCTGGTCACCGGGCTGCTCGGCCTGCCCACCGCCTACTGGCTGGACCTGAAGATGCGCGGCGGCTGGTACGGGGCTTCCCGGCTGTCCGACCTGCACGGCTGGCGCCCGATCTGCGCCGTCCTGCTCACCCGCGTCCCGTTCGCCTGCGTGCTCGCGTCCGCGCTCCGCCTCGACCAGCTCCCCGCTGCAACCGGCCACCTGCTCTCCATCCACCACTGACACCCGGAGATCACCATGACGTCGCTGCTCGGACAGTTCACCGCGACCGGCGTGTGCCTGGTCATCATGGTGTGGCTCCTGGTCGGCCACCGCGGCAAGGGCGCCCTCGCCGCCAAGCACGAGAACCACCACACCGCCTACTGGATGCTGGTCTTCGGGATCTTCGCCCAGTCCGCGGGACAGGCGTTCACCGCCCCCAAGCAGGTCGGCGACGCCATCACCGCGAGCATGAACACGCAGTTCAACGCCGGGGCCGGGGCCACCGCTGTCATCCTCCTGATCATCCTGTTCGGCACCAAGCCCCGCTGGTGGAAGGACGTCGTCGTCGGCGCCACCCTGCCCGCCGCCGCCCTCGCATCCGGCTCGGTGCTGGCCATCCCCTTCGTCGTCGGCGGCGGGTTCCTCCACGGCCTGGTCGGTGCCTGATGAAGTACCTGGAAGGCCTCAGCATCGACGCCATCGGCCGCGGCAACCGCCGGCTCCTCGGCCCGCTGAAGGCCCGGCACGCCGAACGCCACGCCGAGTACACCGACGCGCTCACCGCCTGGCAGGCGAAGCGCCAGACAGCGCGCGAGCTCAAGGACCCGGCGAAGCGCGCCGAGGCACTCGAAGCGCTGAAGGGGGAGCGGCCCACCCACCCGGCCATGGCCGAGGTGGGGTGCGCCGTGGTGGGCGGCGTGGTCCTGTGGCCGGTGCTCCACGGCTGGCACACGGTGGCCGTGACCGGAGGCGTCACGGTGTGGACGCTGGCCGCTCTGGTAGCCGGTCAGAAGCCGTCGCCCGAGCAGACCGAGACGGCACCGCCTGCAGCAGGCCGGGAAGCGACCAGCACGCTGGCCGAGGACACTGAGCAGGCAGCGACCGACGCGTTCCTCGCCGACCTGCACCGGCTGATGCCCGCCCCCGGCGACCGGATGCACCTCGCCCAGATCGCCGGCGCGCTCCTCGGCGACGAGGCTGCGACCGGCCGTGTCCGGGAGCTGTGCGCGGCCACCGGGGTGCCGATCAGCGCAGTGCGGGTGCGCGGGCGCGGCTCCTCGACCGGGGTGTACGCCCGGGACCTGCCGCCCCTCCCCGACCGCTCTCCGCGGCCCCTTCTGGCCGTTGTTGGTGCAGGTCACGACGGCCAACAACAACACCAACAACACGACGCGGACGACATCGAGAAGGGGTTCGCGAGCGTGCCGCACCCGGACGGCAACCCGGCCCGGAGCGCGATCGTCTGGGCCGACGAGGCCGACCGCCAAGCCTCCTGACCGATCATTCGAGCGGCCCGCCTCCGGAACACCCCCCGGGGCGGGCCTCTGCGCGAGAGGATGAGCCCATGGCAGACACCACCCCCGGCGGCTGGTCCTACACCGACCGCACGCTCGAACTACTGGCCGTGCACTGCCAGACTGTTGCCTACCAGGAGGGCGGCGGCTGGGAGTGCGCCTCGTGCGGCGCGTTCACGGACTCGCGGCACATCCCCGGCTGGCTGGCCCGCGCTGAGCAGATGCGCACCGGCAAGCACATCCCGAGAGGCTGACGACATGGCTCCACTGGCTGGCGGCCTGGTGGCGTTCCTGCAGGACCGCCTCGACGAGACCGCTCGGAAGGCTGAGGCCGCGAAGCCCGGTCCCTGGCATGCCGACGGCGAAAACGTGTACGCCAGCCATCCCACAGACGAGGTGGTCGGCTACACCGAGAGTGCCGAGCACATCGCGGAGAACGACCCGCGCCGGGTGCTGGCCGAGGTCGACGCCAAACGACGCATCATCGTGCTCTATGACCAGGCCGCGACGGATACCGGGTCGAGCGACTACTTGGTGGCTGGCCCCGCCCGGCTGCTACTGGTCGCTCTCGACCCGGTTCTGCACCTGCTCGCCCTGCCGTACGCGGGACACCCCGACTACCGGCCCGAGTGGGCGCCCGACGCATAGACTGGGCGCCACGCCCCTTGCACACCCCGCGGGATCGAGCTCACGGGTGCGATACCCGGCCGCGACACCATCGGCCGGCCGCGGGGAGGGGCCAATGGTGAGAAGGGCCGCACCGACGGGTGACGGCCCTTCGCCATGATCGCACCCGGTGGCCGCTCCGGGCGAGTCGCTTGCGCATGATCGACCCCCGTCGTACCCTCGTTCGCAGCAGGTAGCCCCTGCCCAGAAGCACCCGAAGGCCCCGGAGACCACACCTCCGGGGCCTTCGGCGTTCCCCGGGGAGGTCACGATGCCGGTCCGATTCCCGAACCCGCCCCTCGACCAGATCCGGGCCTGCGACCTGCTGACCAAGGCTCAGGCCGCCGACCACTTCGGCGTCGACCCGAACGTCATCGACACCTGGATCAAGCGCGGCAAGGTCGAGCACGTGCCGCTGCCCGGCGCCGGCCCCCGCCTGTACCACCTCGTCCCCCTCGCCCGCGCCGAGCGCGACGCCTGGGAACACGGCGCCGACCGGCCAGTCCGCGGCGGCCGCCGACCCGGCTGGACCCCCGCCAGCAACGCCCTCGCCGCTTGAACAGCCAACTCCCAGGAGTCCCGCGTGAAGCCCACCATCGGACGCATCGTCCACTACACGCTCACCCAGCAGGACGCCGACACCATCAACCGCGCCCGGTCCGGACGCGCCACCCGCGACCGCATCGACGTCCAGAACCTCGGCAACCGGGCCGAGGCCGGCCAGACCTACCCGGCGACCATCGCCCGCATCTTCGACCCCACCCAGGTCAACCCCGCGTGCAACCTCCAGGTCACCCTCGACGGCGTCGACTCGCACTGGGCGACCAGCCGCACCGAGGGCACCGGCGACGGCCACTGGACCTGGCCGCCCCGCAACTGACCCCGGAGGTCCCCATGGCCCAGCTCGTACCGCTGCCCGTCTCCTCCGCTTCGGCAACCGGCCCGAGGTCCAGGTCGGCGAGATCACCTTTGACGCCCAGGTCGACGGCGGCGAGATGAGCATCCTTGCGGTGCCGCAGCTGGACACTCTCGCAGAGGAGTTCGTCCGCCAGGTCGAGGCGTCCGTCGAGCAGTAGCGGGAGGTGCCCGTGCCTCCCGCGAAGCGCAAGCCCCCGCTCACCGACGCCGAGCGCGCGAAAATCCGCGCCGAGATCCTCCGCCGTCACGCCGGCGGCGAGAGCCGCAACCAGATCATGCGCGAGATGGGCCTGTCCGGCCGCATGGTGACCGGCACCGTCCAGGACGCAGGCAAGACGTTCGCCCGCAGCCCCGAGGTCATCGCCGCCACCGAAGCCCGCCAGGTCGACCTCGCCGCACTCCGCGCCCAACTCGCCATCGACCTCATCCACGACGCGATCAAGCTCCGCCGCAGCATGTGGGAACCCCACCTGTACTTCGACTGGGGCGGCAAAGATCACGACTACGACGAACGAACCATGCCCGAGCCCACCCCGGCCGACAAGCGGGCCCTGATGGGCACCGCCGGCATGGCGATCGACCGGTCGCTGAAGCTCTCGCCCCCAGCGGACGACACCGGCGCCGAGGCCGCCCGCAGCATGCTCGGCCAGCTCGCCGCCGGCCTCCAAGCGGCGTACGACGCCATGACCGAGGGGGCCGGTGATGCTCCGTGACCTTGCCCTGCCGCTCAGCCCCAAGCAGATCCGCAGCATCGTCGAGGCCCAACGCGCACCGATAGGCCTGTGGTCCGGGGCCGTGTCCTCCGGCAAGACCATCGCGAGCCTGGTCGCGTTCCTCCTCGCCCTGGTCGCCGCCCCAGACCACGGCCTGATCGTCATCGTCGGCCGCACCCTGCAGACCATCGAGCGGAACATCATCGACCCGCTCCAGTCCGCCCACCTGTTCGGCCCGATCGCCAGGCACGTCCGGCACACCACCGGCTCCACCACCGCGATCATCCTCGGTCGCACGGTGCACCTCGTCGGAGCGTCCGACGCCCGCGCCGAGGGCCGGATCCGCGGCTCCACGGTCGCCCTCGCCTACGTGGACGAGGCCACGCTGCTGCCGTCGTCGTTCTGGCTGATGCTCCTGTCCCGGCTCCGCGTCGGCGACCAGTCCCGGCTCCTGGCGACCACCAACCCGGACGGCCCGTTCCACTGGCTGCGCAAGGACTTCATCCAGCGCGCGCCCGAGGTCGGCCTGACCTGGTGGCACTTCACCCTCGACGACAACCCGAGCCTGGACCCGGGGTTCGTCGCCCGCCTCAAGCAGCAGTACGTCGGCCTCTGGTACCGCCGGTTCATCCTCGGCGAGTGGTGCCTCGCACAGGGCGCCGTCTACGACATGTTCGACGCCGAGCAGCACATCGTCGACATCCTCCCGCCGATCCGCCGCTGGATCTCGACGGGCATCGACTACGGCACCGTCAACCCGTTCTCCGCAGTGCTCATCGGGCAGGGCGAGGACGACCGGCTGTACGCGGTCAGCGAGTGGAGGCACGACTCCCGCAACGCTGTCGGCGCCCGGCAGATGACCGACGCCCAGTATTCAAAGGCCGTGCAGGCCTGGCTCGCCGGGATCCGCCGGCCCGGCGAGGGCCGGGACGGGCGCGGTGTCCAGCCGGAGTGGCTGTTCGTCGACCCGAGCGCGGCCAGCTTCATGACCCAGCTGTGGGCGGACGGGGTGCCGTCCGTGGCGCCGGCGAACAACGCGGTGCTGGACGGCATCCGCAGCGTCAGCGTCGCCCTGCAGACCAACCTCCTGCGGATCCACCGCTCGTGCACCGGCCTCCTCGACGAACTCCCGTCGTACGCGTGGGACCCGGCAGCAGCCGAACGCGGCGAGGACAAGCCGCTCAAGGTCCACGACCACAGCGTGGACGCCCTGCGGTACGCCCTGCATTCCACCGCGCATGACTGGCGCGGCCTCATCCGAACAGACCTGGGGGCAGCCGCATGACCGCACCGCGCACCGCGCACGTCCACCTGACCGGGCCCGGCCGCGGCACGGTCACCGTCGATGGCGTCGAGCTGCACGGCGTCACCGCGGTGACCGTCGGGGCGGCGGTCGGCGAGCTCTCCCGGCTCGTCGTCGACGTCGTCCTGCGCGAGGCCACCGTCGAGGGCGAGATGCATGTGACCGTCCCGCCGAAGACCGCCGCCACCCTGGTGGCGCTCGGCTGGACCGCGCCGACCGAGCAGGAGGTGACCGATGCCGCTCCCCACTGAGGACATGGCGTGGCCGCCGACCGACCCCGCGATCCAGGAGGCCATGGCCGACTGGGACGCCTGGTACTCCTCCGACCCGGACCAGCTCGTCGAGCGGTACCGGCTCCGCGGGGAGCGCGGGTACCAGAACCGGCCCAGCCAGCTGCGCGGCGGCGTCGTCGGCCGGTTCGCCCGCTGGTGGTGGGGGCAGCCGACCGCCCTCGGCGAGAAGCGGACGAAGATCCACATCCCGCTCGCGGCCGACATCGCCCGCACCAGCTCCGACCTGCTGTTCTCCGAGCCGCCCCGGATCACCTCCGACGACCCGACCACCCAGGACCGCCTCGACAACCTCATGGAGACCAGCCTCTACCCGGTCCTCCTCGAAGGCGGAGAGGTCGGCGCCGCCCTCGGCGGCACCTACTACCGGGTGTCCTGGGACACCGCCGTCGCACCCCGCCCGTGGATCACCACCGTGGCGGCCGACGGCGCACACCCGCATTTCTCCTACGGCCAGCTCACCGCGGTCACGTTCTGGCGCGTCGTCGAGCGCGACGACCAGACCCTGTGGCGGCACCTCGAGAGGCACGAGAAGGGCGTCATCCTCCACGGCCTGTACGAGGGCACCCAGTACCGCCTCGGGAAGGCCCGGCCCCTCACCGCGAAGGACGCCACGAAGGACTTCCAGCCCGTGGTGAACACCGGCGCCCCGAAGCACCTGACCGCGTCCTACGCGCCGAACATGCGCCCGGCCCGCGGCTGGCGCAACACCCCCGCCGCCGCGTACCTCGGGCAGTCCGACTACCAGGGCATCGAGGGCCTGTTCGACGCCCTCGACGAGACCTGGGCCTCGTGGATGCGCGACCTGCGCCTCGGCAAGGGCCGCATCACCCTGCCCGCCCAGTACCTCACCAGCAACGGCCCCGGCCTCGGCGTCACCACCGACCTCGACCGCGAGGTCTACGCCGGGCTGAACATCCCGCCGACGGCGGACGGCGGCATCACCGTCTCCCAGTTCAAGATCCGGGTGGCCGAGCACCGCGACACCGCACAGTCCCTTCTGGAGCAGGCCGTCCGTCAGGCCGGCTACTCGGCAGCAACGTTCGGTGCAGTCGGCGACGGCACCGCGGTGACCGCCACCGAGATCCGCGCCCGGCAGGGCCGGTCGATGACCACCCGCGCCCGCAAAGCCCTGTACCAGGCGCCGGCGATCGCGGACATCACCGCCGCGCTGCTCGCCGTGGAGGCGGGCCCGCTGTTCAGCGCGCCAGGCCTGGTGGTGGACCGGCCGTGTGTGGAGTTCCAGGACTCCGTGCAGGAGGACCCGAAGACCGCCGCGGAGACCGTCAACCTGCTCCGGACGGCCGAGGCCGCCTCCACCGCCACCCTGGTCCGCATGCTCCACCCCGAGTGGGAGGACGAGCGCGTCCTGGCCGAGGCCGCCGCGATCGGCAACGAGTCCGGCCGGACCGTCAACGACCCGGCCGCGTTCGGCGAGGGCGGTTCCGGCCTGGAGCCGGCCGACGGCCCGCCGGACGGGCCGCCCACCGCAGCCTGACCCGGAGGGAGCGCTATGCCCGCCTCCCCGGCCGACGGCGAGGACCTGGCCCGCGCCGTCGGGGCGATCTACCAGGACGCCGAGGCCGCGCTGCTGGACATCCTCGCCCGGGCCCTGGCCGAAGGCATCGAGTCCCCACGCTGGGCCGAGCTCAAGCTGCGGGCCATCGGCGACGTCCGGCACGCCGTCGAGGAACTCACCGCCGCGCTGCAGCAGGACGCGGACGGAGCGATCGGCCGCGCCGTCCACGAGGCGTACGCACGCGGCGGGCAGGCCGCGGTCGCCGAACTCGGAATGCTCCCGGAGGGTCTGCGCGCGGCGGCCCTCCGGGACCTGCCCGGCGCCCGCAACGCCGACCGGCTCGCGAACGAGGCGCTCGACAACGTCCGGCCGATCTACCGCAGGATCCTGCGGGCCGTCCCGGACGCGTACCGCTCCATCGTGCAGCGCGTGTCCGGGTCGGTCCTCCTCGGCGGCCTGACCCGCCGCCAGGCCGCACAGCGCGCCCTCGACCAGTTCGCCAGCCGCGGCATCACAGGATTCGTCGACCGGGCCGGCCGCTCCTGGGACATGGCGTCGTACGCCGAGATGGCCGTCCGATCGGTCACCGGCCGGGCCGCGATCCAGGGCCACATCGACCGCCTGGAGGCCGTCGGCCAGGAGCTCGTCATCGTCTCCGACGCGCCACTCGAGTGCCCGCTCTGCCGCCCCTGGGAGGGCGAAGTGCTGGCCATCGGCGGCCAGTCCGGCCCGCACACCATCGTGGAGGAGCACGCCGTCAAGGACGGGCAGCCCGTCGTCCTGCACGTCGCCGGCAGCCTGCCGGAGGCCCGCGCCGCCGGACTCTTCCACTGCAACTGCCGCCACAGCCTCAGCCTGTACCTGCCCGGGGTGACGACCCGGCCCAAGTCCCCGCCCCACCCGGGCGGAGCCACCTACGAGGACACCCAGCAGCAGCGCTACTACGAGCGGCAGGTCCGCCAGTGGAAGCGCCGCCAGGCGGCTGCCCTCGACGACGACGCGCGCCGCCTGGCGGGCGTCAGGATCCGCGCCTACCAGGCCCGGATCCGGGAGCTCACCTCCCAGAAGGGCCTCCCGCGGAAGCGGCAGCGCGAACAGGTCGGGGCAGCCCGCTAGCGCCCACTCGGGTCAACGATCTTGCCCAGAACCTGCGCGACGGCGGCGAACGCCACAGCCATCTGCGCCTGGACAGCGGAGTCCTTCGCGCCAGCCGTCACGGCCATCTGGCTTTGCCTCGACTGGTCCTCGGCCCAGGCCTTGGCCTTGCCGATCCGCTCCAGCAACTCGTACGCGTTGACCTGGCTCATGGGTCGACGTTGCCCCCAGCCCGCCAGGTGCGGGACCCGACGCGCCCCAGGAGGGCACGATGTTCACCCCTTTCCAGCACCCGCTCGCCACCCACGCCCCGCACACCGTGCTGGGCTACCGGCGCAACGGCAGTCCCATCTACGCGATCGCGGGTGGCAGCGGCGAGGGCGACGGCGCCGCCGGCACCACCGCGTCGGGCGCCGGTGAGACCGGCCAGCAGACCGGGCAGCAGGGCGACGGCGGCCAGGGTGCCACCGGACAGCAGCAGACCCAGCCCGCCGGCACCGGCCAGACCACCGGAACCACGGACACCAGCACCGACCTCGCGGCCACCGTCGCCCGCCTGGAGCGCGACCTCGCTGCCGCCCGCAAGGAGGCCGGCGCCGCCCGCGTCAACGCCAAGCAGACCGCGGCCGAAGAGGCCAAGGCCGAGCTCGCCCAGCAGATCGGCAAGGCCCTCGGCCTGGTCAAGGACGACGGCCCGCCGGACCCGGCGAAGCTCACCGAGCAGATCACCGCCCAGACCGCCCGCATCACCGAACTCGAGGCGGCCAAGCGCGCCCAGCAGGTCGAACTCGCCGTCCACTCCGCCGCCACGAAGCAGCACGCGAAGCCGGATCTGCTGCTCGACTCCCGGTCCTTCTCCAAGGCGCTGGCCGGTCTCGACCCGGACGCCGCCGACTTCACCACCCAGCTCGACGACGCCATCAAGAAGGCCGTTGACGCGAACCCGAACTTCCGCAGCGCGCCCCAGGCGGGCCGCAGCGGCGCCGACCTCACCGGCGGGACCGGCGAGGCCACCAAGCAACGCCCGACCAACCTCGGCGCCGCGATCCGCGGCCACTACCAGACCTGATTAGGAGGCACCTCGTGCCCGTCACTCTCGCCCAGGCCCAGCTCAACACGCTGCCGGACATCGACTGGACCGTCATCGACACCCTGCGCCGCAACAGCTGGGTGCTCGACAACATGGTGTGGGACGACACCGTCACCCCCGGCACCGGCGGCGGCTCCCTCACCTACGGCTACACCCGGCTCCTCGCCGCGGCGACCGCCAGCTTCCGCAACTTCAACGAGGAGTACCCGGCGTCGCAGGCCACCCGCCAGCAGTTCCAGGTGCAGCTGCACCCGCTCGGCGGCTCGTTCACCGTGGACCGCACCCTCGCGACCCTCGGCAACGCGGCCACCAACGAGATCATGTTCCAGATGAGCCAGAAGCTCACCAGCGTGAAGACGTTGTTCCACCAGCAGCTGGTCCTCGGTGACACCGCGGTGGACGCGGCCGGCTTCGACGGCCTCGACAAGTCCCTGACGGGCACGAACACCGAGTACCTGCCGATCAACGAGGGCAACAGCCTCGGCTACACCGACTGGTCCGCCGCCTCGATCACCACCGAGGACAAGGCCATGGCGGCGTTCGACAGCCTCGACGACTGGCTGTCGCGGATCCTCGCCTCCCAGGTCGGCTCCGGTGACGGCGGCTCCTCGGCGACCGGCAGCCTGCCGCCCGGCGTGAAGGCGATCCTCGGCAACACCAAGAGCATCGCGCGTCTGCGCTCGCTGGCCCGCCGGGCGTCGCAGTTCACCAGCACCCAGGACACCCTCGGCCGGCAGATCGACATGTACGGCCAGTGGGTCCTCGTCGACATGGGCGACCGCGTCGACGGCTCCGCGCCGATCATCCCGATCCAGACCCGGGACCCCGACGGCGGCGGCGCGGGCGGCAACATCACAGGCCTGACCGACCTGTACGCGGTCTCCTTCGGCCTGGACGCCATGCACGGCGCCAGCGTCACCGGTAAGCCGCTCGTCCAGACCTGGCTGCCGGACTACTCGATCCCGGGCGCCGTCAAGTCCGGCGAGGTCGAGATGGGCCCGCTCGCCATGGTCCTGCGCAACACCCGCACCTGCGGCGTGTTCCGGAACGTGAAGGTGTCCTGACATGCCCAAGTACCTGATCTCCGCCCCGCGTCCCGACTTCGCCGGGGACATCGTCGGCGTCCGCTTCCACGACGGTGCCGCCGTCGTCGACTCGTCCGAGCAGCGGCCGGCACTGGCCTACTTCCAGCGCGCCGGCTACTCGATGACCGAGCTCGACGAGACCGCGGCCGAGGCCCCCGAGGCCGACCCGGCGGACGACCCGGACGACCCGGACGAGCCGTTCGACCCGGCCGCGCACCCGGCCGACGAGGTCATCGCGCACCTCACCGACGCCGACGACGACGAGAAGGCCCGGATCCTCGCTGCCGAGCAGGCCGCCGCCAAGCCCCGCAAGACCGTCCTCGCCGCCGCCGGCGGCACCGAGCAGGGAGCACAGTCGTGACCGTTCAGGGCCGATTCCTCGGCGTCGTCCGTGACGAGCTCGCCGCCGCGTCCGACCAGGCCCGCCAGGGTCTGGCCGGCGCTGACCCCACCGCCGCGTTCTACCGCGCCAACATGCGCCGCCTGGACGCCACCGCGGACACCGGCGCCCTGACCACCCAGGTCATGACGTCCGTGCCGATGTACCTCCGCAAGGGCGACGTCGTCACCAACATCTCGGTGCGGTCCGGCGCCACCGCGGCCGGCACCCCCACCAACTACTGGTTCGCGCTGTACTCCAACGCCGCGACCCCGGCGCTGCTCGGCCAGACCGCCGACCAGCTGACCGCCGCGTGGGGCGCCACCACGAACAAGACCCTCGCCCTGGCCAGCCCGGTGACCATCACCGCGGACGGCGTGTACTGGGTCGGGATCATGGTCAAGGCGACCACCGTCCCGACCCTGGTCGGCGCCTCCACCACCGCCAGCGCGGGCATCGTCACCGGCGAGAAGAACCTCGCCCAGACGTCCGGCAGCGCGCTCGTCGGCACCGCACCGGCGACCATCGCCTCCCCGACCGCCGCGGCCACCGTGCCGCTGGTGATCCTGACCTGAGAGGAGCTGCACCATGGCACTGATCAACACACAGCTCCTCGTGTCCCTGTCGACGCTGTTCACCGGCACCCCGCCGATCAGCGGCTCCACCCCGCAGCTCCCGGTCGCCTACGCGCAGTCCATCGGACTCGGGCAGGGCACCGGCGCCGGGCAGGCCGACCGGCTGTGGATCTCCGGCGGCCGGACGCTCGCCGGCTCGGCGAACGAGGACCTCGACCTGGCGGGCACCCTCACGGATGCGTTCGGCGCCACGTTCACCCTCGCCCGGGTGAAGGGGGTCATCGTCGCCTCAGCGGCGGCGAACGCGAACGATGTGGTCGTGGGCGGCGCCGCGGCGAACGGCTTCATCAGCCCGTTCGGCTCCGCGACCGACAAGGTCAAGGTCAAGCCCGGCGGCGTCCTGGCCCTGTTCGCGCCGGACGCCACCGCCTACACGGTCACCGCGGCCACCGCGGACCTTCTGCGCGTCACCAATGGCGGCGCCGGCACCTCGGTGACGTACGACATCGCCGTGATCGGTTCCAGCGTGTAGGAGGCACCGTGGCCCGCGTCTACGCCACCGCCACCGACCTGGCCACCTACACCGGCCAGGCGGCACCCGCCAACGCCGACCAGCTCCTCGCCCAGGCCGCCCGGATGCTCGAGCCCGGACTGTTCCGCCTGTGCTGGTATGTCGCTGACCAGGTCACCGGCCTACCGACGGACACCCTCGTCGCGGCTGCGTTCCGCGACGCAGTCTGCGCACAGGTCCAGTGGTGGGGCGAGCTCGGCGACTCCATCGGCGCGGTCGGCGCCGGCTGGGGCACGGTGAAGATCGGCACCGCACACCTGCAGCGCACCGGAGGAGTGTCCGGGGCCGACTCTCCCGCCCGGGAGATCGCCCCGCAGGTCTGGGACGCGCTGACAACCCCGGACCTGACGCCCGAGCGGTTCCGCATCGGGGCGGTGACGCTCCAGTGAGTCAGCTGCCCGGCTGGCTGATGCGGCACCGGATCACCGTTGAGCCGTACCTGGGGGCGTCGATGAACGGCCCCCGGTACGGCCCGGCGGTGACCGGCGTCCGGTGCTTCCTTGACCAGCAGACCCGCCTCGTCCGGTCCCCGACCGGCGACCAGGTCACGTCGTCCAGCACCGCCTATGCCCCGCTCGCCACCGACTGCCCTGCCAAGAGCAGGGTCACGCTGCCCGACGGCCGGGTGACCACGGTCATCGCCGCTCTCCGGCGGGACGGCGGCGGCCTGCCGACTCCGGACCATCTCGAGATCCAGCTCACCTGAGGAGGTCTCCCCAGTGGCCCAGACAGCACAGTTCCGCTGGGAAGGCCGGGCGTGGCTGGCCCGGTCAAAGGCCGCCGCCCGGAAGGGGGTCGAGCTCGGCCTGGAGCATGTTCTCGCCGAGGCCCGCAAGCTGGTCCCGCTCGACGAGGGCACCCTGGAGCGGTCCGGGCAGGTCCTGATGGCTCCCGACGGCGCCCAGGGGGCGATCGTCTTCGACACCCCGTACGCGGTGCGCCAGCACGAGGAGCTGGACTACAAGCACCTGCCCGGCAGGCAGGCCAAGTACCTCGAACAGCCCATGCACACCGAGAGCGAGACCGTGAAGGCGATCATCGCCGCCACGATCCGCCGTGAGGGCGGCCTGCGGGGCGGCCGTGGCTGACCTCCTGGACGGACTCGCCCGGTACCTGCACGGCCTCGGCCTCGTCGTCTACGACGAGCTCGGCACCGGCGGGGACGTCTTCGCGGACGCCATGCCGGAGGCCCCGGACGAGGCGGTCGTCCTCACTCTGTACGGCCTGGGCGAGCCGGACCCGCTCAACGAGGACGACGTCAGTGGGCTGCAGGTCCGTGCGCGCGGCCCGGCCGGGAACGCCGCGCCGTCCCGGCTGCGCTGTCAGGCGATCTACTCCGCTCTCCAGGGCCTGGCCGGCGTCACCCTGCCGGACGGCACCCTGCTGCTGCTCTGCACCGCGGTCCAGACCGCGTCATCGCTCGGCGTCGACTCCAACGGCCGGTACGAGCACGTCGTCAACTTCCGCATTCACGTGGTCAACGCGACCACCAACCGCATCTGAGGAGGCGCGGCCCATGACCACGAACAAGATCGAAGCCCGCGGGTACATCTTCCAGGTCCCCATCGGTGCCGGCCCGACCTGGACCGGCGTCAAGGGCATCCAGACCTTCAGCCCCAACCCGGGCGACAAGGTGCAGAACACCGAGACGACCGACTTCGACAGCGCCGGCCAGTACGAGGAGACCGTCACCCAGCGCGGCGGCTCCATCAAGCTCGAAGGCCTGCGCCGCATCGACCCGACCACTGGCCTCGCCGACCCCGGCCAGGGCTACCTCGATGCCCTCGCGCAGGCCTTGCTGGACAACTCGGTGGGCCAGATCCGGTTCCGCCACCGCCTGGAGACCCAGTGGCGGGTGTGGAACGTCACCGCGAAGGCGGCCGAGCAGGGCGGCGGCACCAACGACATGGGCAAGTGGGGGATGGAGATCACCCGCACCGGCGCCGAGACCCTGGTGGCGGCCCCGTGAGCCGACGCCCCAACCGCGCCCGCCAGCGCCCGGAGCAGGCCCGCCCGCGGGCGGTCCCCGGCCCCGTCCTCGACGGCGACTACGAGGGCGACGAGGACCTCCTCGAGGACGACGACCAGGACGACGAGGACGAGGCGTACGACGACGATGAGGACGAGGACTTCGGCCCGGCGCCGCTCGAAGCCGCCGATGCCGACGCGTTCTTCGCCGCCGAGGTGTCGACCGTCCGGCCGGCCGTCCTGGTCTTCGGCGGGCGCGAACACATCCTCCCCGTCCGAACCCCGCTGTCGTTCAACCTGCTGATCGAGCGGCACGCCGACGAGGAGAGCCTCGAATCGTTCCGCAAGGTCCTCGCCCCCGTCTTCGGCGAGGGCACGCTCGACGAGTGGATCGAGGACGGCATGGACGACCGACAGCTGTCGATCATCCTGATGTTCGCTGCCCAGAACATGGCCAAGCCCGGGTCGGCCACCCTCGAGGACTGCCGGCGCCGCTACAACGAGCAGCAGGCCAAGGGAAAAGCACTCAACCGCGCCCAGCGGCGAGCCGCTACTGGCGCGCGGTCCTCACGCACTGGGCGCGCGTAGAAGCTGACCTTCGGCGCGAGTACCACCTCCGGCCGGCGGAGATCGCGGCCATGTCGAGCCGCGAGTTCGCGGTCTGCATCGCGGGCCTGAGCGACAACAGCCAGTTCCTGCGGGCGCTGGCCGATGAGCCGACGCAGGCGGACACCCCCGAGGCCATCGCGAGCGTCTTCGGATCCTTCCTGGGCGGTCCCGTGACAACTGAATAGCTGGGGGTGGGTGGCCGTGAACGTTGGCGACTTGACGGCGACGTTCTCGGTCGACCCGGCAGGCGCCGAGGCCGGCATCGCGCAGTCCGAGCTCCTGATGCGCGGCCTGCAGCGGGATGCGGCGGCGACCGCGGCGAGCATCCGGCGGGACATGGATGCGGCGCTCCGCCGGCTGCCGACGATCCGCATCACCGCGGACTCGTCCCAGGCCGAGCGGGATTTCGCCGAGGTCAAGCACGAACTGCGAGACCTCGCGGCGGAAAAGGTCGGCGTCACGATCTCCGCGGAGGACGCGCAGGCCCGCCTCGACGCGCTCCAGGGCCGTCTCGAGGGGCTCGCCCGCCAGGACATCAGTCCCCAGGTGAACCTCGGGACCCGGCAGGCGTACAGCGTCCTGGAGGGGCTCCAGGCCCGGCTCACCGAGATGGCGCGCGAGGACGTCGCGGTGCGGGTCCATGCGGACACCGAGCGGGCTCAACGTGAGCTCGCCGAGGTCGCGGCGGAGGCCGAGGCGGTCGGCCGCCTCGACCCGCACGTGCAGGTCCACGTGGACGAGGACCACGAGGCCGACCGGGCCGCGCGCGACTTCTCGACGCTCTCCGGGGTGCTCACCAACGTCGGCGGTGCGCTCGGCGGAGTGGCCGGGCAGGCCGCGATGACGGCGGGGATGATCGGCGCCGGTGTGCCGGTACTGGCCGGTGTCGCGGCGACGCTGGTCAATATCGCGCCCGCGGCGGCTGTGGCGGTCACCGGGCTGATGGCGGTTGCGTCGGCGGCAGCCGCCATCAAGATCGGCACCAGCGGGATCGGGGCGGCCATCAAGGCGGCTTTCGCGCCCGCCCAGGCCTCAGCTGGCGGCGCCGCGTCGGCGGCCAACGGCTTCGCGAACGCGCAGAGGGCGGTCAAGGACGCGACTCAGCAGGCCGCGGACGCCAACGAACGCGCGGCCCAGCAGGTGGCCACAGCCGAGCGGAACCTCACGGACGCCCAGAAAGCCGCGTTGTCTGCCCAGCAGGCTCTCACGGACGCCCGCAAGCAGGCGGCCATGGACCTGGAGGACCTCAACAACAAGCTCGCCGACTCCTCCCTCAACCAGCGCGAGGCCGTCCTGCGGGTGCAGGACGCCCAGCAGAACCTCAACAAGGTGCTGGCGGACAAGTCGGCCACCCAGCAGCAGCGCGACGAGGCCCAGCTCGCCTATGACCAGGCTGTGCAGCACCTCAAGGAGCAGGGCCTCGCCTACGACCGGCTCAAGCAGCAGGCCGCCGACGCCAACCAGGCCGGCGTGGACGGCTCCAAGCGCGTCATCGACGCCCAGGACAAGCTCGCCCTCGCCCAGCGCAACGTGGGCGACCAGACCCGGGCTGTGGCCGACGCGCAGAAGCAGCAGGCCCGCACGGCCCAGCAGGGCGCGGAGCAGATCCAGCGCGCGATGGAGGCACTGCAGCAGGCCGGGGCGGGTGCGGCCGGCGGCGGCGTGGACCCGCTCGCCGCGGCGCTCGCGAAGCTGTCGCCCAACGCGCGGGCGTTCGTCGAGGAGATCATCCGGCTCAAGCCCGCGTTGGCCGACCTCAAGTTCGACGTGCAGCAAAGGTTGTTCGACGGCGTCGCCGGGTCGTTCCGGACCGCGGCCAGCTCGGTCCTACCAGTCCTGCACCGGAGCCTGGTCGACACCGCTGGTGCCCTCAACGCCATGGCGCGGGGTGCTCTCGAGTCCGCCGGGCACCTGGCCAGGTCCGGTGCCCTCGGCCGGGCGCTGGACGGTGCGAGCGCCGGCCTGTCGAACCTGACGCGGATCCCGGGCCAGCTGGTCCAGGGTTTCGTGCAGCTCGGCGCCGCCGCGGCGCCCGCCTTCGGGCGGCTGACCACCGCGATCGGCTCCGTCTTCGACAAGGTCAGCTCCTCCATGGACAAGGCCTTCTCAGGCGGCGGCATGGAGAAGGCCATCAACATGGCCGTCGACCTGATCGGCCAGCTCGGCCAGGTACTGGTCAACGTCGGCTCGATCCTGGGCAGCGTGTTCGGCGCCGCCCAGCAGACCGGCGGGAACTTCGTCACGACGCTGGTCAAGGTGTCGGGCGCGATGCGGGAGGCGTTCGCGACGCCCGCAGTGCAGGGCGGACTCCAGGCCCTGTTCGGCACGATGAGCCTGCTCGCCACGACGGCGGCACCGCTCCTCGCGCAGGCCCTCCAGGCCGTAGCCCCTGTGCTGACGGCGCTGGCCCCCGGGGCCCAGGCCCTGGTCACTGCGCTGGGCAGCGCGCTCCAGCCGGTGATCGCAGCGCTCGGGCCCGTCCTGGTCACCGTGGCCCAGGCGCTCTCCAACCTGGTCGTCGCGGCGGCGCCCCTGCTCCAGGTCGTCTCGGTGCTGGCGGCCAGCCTGCTGGCCGGACTGAACCCGATCCTCGGCGGACTGTCGACGATCTTCAAGCAGCTGCAACCGGTGATCGCCGCACTCGCGACTGCGCTGATCTCTCTGCTCGGCCCGATCCTGGCTCAGCTCCCAGTGCTGATCACGCCGTTCGTCACGATCCTGACGACGCTGACCGGCGCTCTCCTGCCGGTGCTGACCCAGCTGCTCACTCAGCTGCCACTCGCCGAGCTGGGGCAGGCCTTCGGGCAGGTGGCCGTCGCCCTGGCGCCCGTGCTCCAGCAGCTGGCGGTGCTGCTCGCCGACCAGCTCAAGGTGATGATGCCGCTGCTGATCCCGATCATCGACACGGTGGCCCGACTGGCACGCATCTTCGTCGACAACCTCGCGCAGGCCATTTCGCAGATTGTTGTGCCCGCCCTGCGAATGGTCACACAATTGCTGCACGGAGACTTCCGTGGGGCATTCGACAGCGGCAAGGAGGTCATCAAGGGATTCGTCGAACTCGCCATTCGGGAATTTGTTCTGATGCCGATTCAGATTCTGCAGGCGATCGGCGACCTCGGCGCGAAATTGTTCAACGTGGGCCGGGACATCATCGGCGGCCTGATCCGCGGCATCAAGTCGAAGCTCGGCGAGCTGGGCGACTTCCTCGGCGGTATCGGCGATTTCATCCAGCAGCACAAGGGCCCGCCCGCCTATGACGCGATCCTCCTGTCGCCTGCGGGTGGCTCGATGATCGACGGCCTGATGAAGGGCATCGCCGGCCGGCTGCCCGCCCTGCGCGGCCAACTGCAGGGCATCACCGGCATGGTCGGCGGCATGGCTCTGGGGGGCGGCGCGTTCGGCGGCGGTCCGGCGTTCGCGGGTGCGGGCGGCGCGGGTGGCTTCCACATCCAGAACTACTACGAGAGCGAGTCCGGGTCCGCGCGCTCGACTGCGGAGGAGCTCGCGTGGATGAGCAAGGGGAGGGGGTGACCGGTGGCTGGTGAGCTCGTGACCGGGCCGGGCCTGATCCAGTGGGGCAACCTGCTGCTCGGCCGCCGGCAGGCGTCAGGCACCGTCACCCCCTACCGCTGGAAGACCTTGTCCGGGTGGGAGGAGACCCCCGCGGTCGACTCCGGCACGGTGGCCCGGGCCCAGCAGTACGGCGGCTACCCGGGCCGGCTGCTGGCCCAGCCCCGAACCATCACCGTGGAGGGGCTGACGGTGCGGGCGGCGGCCGGCGCGATCGGCACCGCGGTCCGCACCCTCAACGCGGCGATGCCGATCGGGCAGGACGCCGAGCAGCCTCTTGTGGTTCAGACCGACGAGCGCGGCCCGCTACTCGTCCAGGCCCGCCTCATCCGTCGGCACCTGCCGATGGACGGCTCCTGGGCGCTCGGCTACGCCGGCGGCGGCGCCCTGCAGTTCGAGGCGACGGACCCGCGCCGGTACGACCTGGCCCAGCAAGCCGGGTCGGCCGCCCTGCCGCAGGCCGAGGTAGGCCTGGCCTGGGGCAACCCCGAGTCGTCGAACGGCCTCGACTGGGGAAACCCGGAATCCAGCAACGGCCTGGCGTGGGGCACCCCCGGCTCAACGGGCGACATCACCGCCACGAACGCGGGCGACGCCGAGGCCCACCCGGTCATCGAGATCCACGGCCCCTGCACCACGCCCTCGGTGACGGTGCAGGGCTCTGGCGTGGTCCTCGAGTACGACCTGACGTTGGCCGCCTCGGACACCCTGCTGATTGATACGTGGGCCGGGATCGTGCTGCTCGGCACCCAGTCCCGGATCGGCTACGCCACGCTGCGGAGCCAGCCGGAGGGGGCCTTCGTCCTGCCTCCCGCCACCACCTCGGTCGTCAGCTTCCGCTCGTCCGACCCTGTCGCCGACCCCGCTGCGGTCGCGATCGTCCGCTGGCGCAACGCCTATTGGTGAGGAGACCAACTCATGGCCGTACGTACCGGGTGGCTCCTCAACGCCTCCGAGGCCACCCCCGGGCAGTCCCGTCAGGACACCCGGCTCGTGCCGCTCGGCGCCATGGTGCCGGCCGGCGCGCTGTCGACCCGGCCGGGCCTGATCCCCGGCAACAACCCGATGAACCTGTCCGGCTCCGGCATGTCCGGGACCGTCACCGTCGGCCGGGCCGTCGTGGCGGGTACCAGCAGCCAGGGCGCTTACCCGGTTGCGATCGACGCGGCCACGGCGGTCACCGTCGCCAACGGGGACCCCTCGAACCCCCGCATCGACAGCCTGTTCTTGATCGTCTACGACAAGCTTTTCGACACCTCGGGCAACGTGCTCTGCCGGATCGAGTACGTCCAGGGCACCGCGGCGGTCTCCCCGACCGCGCCGAACGCCCCGGGCACCACGAACGCGGCGCTTCGGCTGTGGGACATCCTCGTCCAGGCCGGTGCCTCGGCTGGGTCCCCGATCAACTGGGCCACGGCGCTTACGGACCGGCGCTCGTACACCTCGTCGGTCGGCGGCATCAACCCCGACGGCAGCACCGCGGGCTGGTACTCCGGGCAGTACCGGGACGGCGGCGCAACCACCGGCCTGGAGCGGTACAACGGCACCGCGTGGGAGCCCCGGGTCTACCTCGGCACGGCCGGCCAGCTGGTGATCGGCACCGACGTCAACCTCAAGCGGGTCTCCGCCAACGTGCTGGGGACCGACGACGCCTTGCAGGTCAACACCGACGGCGTCCCCGCCACGGTCGGGAAGATCCCCGTTTACCAGGGCACCGCGTCCGCCCAGCTGACCATCAGCTCTTCGGCGAGCTTCGCCGACGTCCCCGGCGCGGCGGTCACGTTCACCACGAACCGGGCCAACGCGGTGGCGGTGGTGCAGGCCATGGTCGACATGCAGAACACCACCGCGTGGGCCGCGGTCGGCATCTGCGCCCTGGTCGTGGATGGCACCGCGCAGACCGCGCAGATCAACGTGGACCTGAACCAGAACAACAACCGGCCGATGCCCGGCGGTGTCTGGCGGGTGCCGCTCGCCGCGGCCGGCTCGCACACCCTCAAGCTGCAGGGCAGGGTGTCCACCACGACCGGCGCGCAGGGAACCGTCATCCAGGCCACCCACACCCAGCTCGTCGTCACCGTCTACGACCAGGGGTGACGGGTGGCCAGCCAGCCCTACCGGCTCGTCGTCGCCGACCTCCGGTCCGATCGGGTGATGGACGTCCTGCCGGTGCAGGGCGTCACCTTCGACGACTACATCGGCAAGACCGGCAGCTTCTCGGCGACGGTGCCGCTGCCGTCCCGGGACCTCGCCCAGCGCGCGAAGGCGTGCCTACTGCCCGGCCGCACCATGCTGTACCTGGAGCGCGCCGGGCAGATTGCGTGGGCCGGCCCGCTGTGGACCCGCACCCCGACGATGGACGACCGCGGTTTCGAGTCCTGCCCGATCCAGGCCGGCGGCCTGGAGGGCCTGTTCCGCTCCCACCGGCTTCTGGTCGACACGCTCGCCTTGGCTGGCGTCGACCAGCTGGACATCGTCCGGCAGCTCATCGCCTACTGCCAGGCCCAGACCGGCGGCAATCTCGGCATCGAGATCGACTACAGCCAGCTGTCCGGGGTGCTCCGCGACCGGACGTACAGCCGCTACGACCTGCCGTGGATCGGCAGCCTCATCGACCAGCTGGCCGCTGTCGACGGGGGGTTCGAGTGGCGGATCCAGTGCTTCAAGGACAGCTCCGGCGCCCGGCACCGGGCCCTGCGGCTCGGGTACCCGAAGCTCACCGCCGGCACCCAGGACGTCCAGCTGTCGTCGCCCGGCACGATCGCCTCGTACTCGCTGCCGGAGGACGCGACCGTCCAGGCCAACGCCTGGCAGTCCCGAGGCGCGACGAACAACAGCAGCCAGTCCAGCGGCAGCGTGCCGCTCATGGCCGCGCTGCTGACCAGCCCCGCCGACTACGCGGCCGGCTGGCCGCGCCTCGACGGGTCATCCGACTACACGGACGTCAGCGACCAGGCGACCCTCGACAGCCACGCCGCGGCGGACCTGGCCCGGTGGCGGTCGCCGGTCGTCATCCCGTCGGTGAAGGTCAGGACGGCGGGGGTGGACCAGCCGGTGCTCGGCTCGTACGTCCGCCTGAAAATCATCAACTTCTGGAACCCGGCGCCCGGGCTCCTCGCCCGGTACCGGGTCGTCGGCCTGCGCGTCGAGCCGGAGGAGCGCGGCCGCGCGGAGACCACCGAGCTGTACCTGGAGGCCGCCTGATGGTCGCGAACATCCCGCTCGACATCCTCGACCGGCTCCGCGAGTTCGAAGACCGGCTCCGGGCGGTCGAAGGCCGCACGCAGATCCGGCCCGCCCTGAACACCATCGACGGCGACGTCTCCGTCGTGGCCGGCGGAGCGTTCAAGGTCAAGACCGCGGACGGGACGGTCAACCAGTTCTGGGTCGGCGGCATCGTCCCAGCGCACACCGACGGCAGCCCCCAGCGCGGCACCCTGATCCGCCGCGAAGACGGGAGTCTCGCCTTCGCGGTCTACACCGGCGGGCCCGAGAACCAGGGCGTGTTCGTGTATGACAAGGCGGGGAACGGCCTGCTGGTCGAGGACGTTGTCGGCGGTGGTCTGTGCCGGCCGTACCTCAGCACCGACGGCTGGTACGGAGGCACAGAGGCTCCCACGTTCACGACCAACAGCGCCAGCTTCACCACCCTGATGAGCCTCCCCTGGCAGGTCCAGCACCCGAAGATAACGGCCTACTACCTGGTGCAGGCCAGCGCGGGAACCACCGGCGAGATCCGCCTGATCGACGACTCCAACAACGTGATCATCGGCCCGTTCTCGATCGCTTCGGGCTCGTTCTTCGTCGGCAGCCTCACCGGCCCGGTCGTGCTGCCCTTCAGCACGTGGACGTACCTGCACTGGCAGGCCCGGGTCACCGGCGGAGCCGGAACGATCGGCGTCAAGGGCCTGTCCACCTTCGGCGTGCAGTCCTGACCCTTTCCGCCCGCCCCCGTGCCGCCCGGCCGGGGGCTTCTTCATGCCCGGAGGCCTCTCCCCGTGTCCCGACTCCGCCGCGTTCTTGCGGCGCTCCTGCTCGTCCTGGCCGTCGCGCTCGCTACCGGGGGTGCCCCGCCCGCGGCCGCCGACGACCCCGCCCCGGTGACTCTGGCCGGCATCGACCTGCACGACGGCCAGATCACCAAGTTCGGCAGCACGTACTACTGGTACGGGTCGATGTACTCCTGTGGATTCTCCTGGTACACGGCCGGGACGCCCTGGTGTGGATTCGGCGTCTCGACCGCGCCAGCCCTGTCCGGCCCCTGGACCGCGCCGCAGCTGCTGTTCTCCCCGACCGCGCCCGACCCGTACAACCCGGGCAAGACCTACCAGGCCACTTGTGGCGGCACCGGTCAGGGGTGTTTCACGCCGCGGATGATCCAGCGCACGGGCTGGGGCCCCAACGACGGCGTGTTCGTGCTCTGGTTCAACGCGCCCTGGTACTACAGCGCTGGCGGCGCCCCGCACGCCTACATGGCCATGGGATGCAACGGGCCGGCGGGCCCGTGCGGCGCCGGCGTGGGCGCCCCATACGGCACCACCCACCGCCCGTACCTCACGCAGTGCGCCGGCGCGAACGGCGACGCCGGGTTCCTCCCCGCTGACGCCGGGCAGCCCCCGGCCCTGCTCTGCCCGATGGCCGGCACCACCGGCCTCGGCATCGAGCGCCTCGGCTACTGGGGCGCCGACGGGTCCGGCACCGGCTCCACCAACGTCGCCGGCCTCAAGGGCGTCGAGGCCATGGGTGGCTGGCGCGATGCAGCCACCGGCACGTGGGTGATGACCTTCTCCGATCCCGGCTGCGGCTACTGCACCGGGGCGCCCGCCGGCTACGCCACCGCCCCCGCCCAGCTCGGCCCCTGGACCGCCCCGGCCAACGTCGGCGCTGGCTCGCAGGCCAACGGCCGCCGGGTCTGGTCGCAGTCGTCCTGCGGCGGCCAGGTCGACGGCGTGTCCGTCATGGACGGCATCCCCTGGCAGAAGGTCAACCTCTGGCGCGGCACCCCGAACGAGACGAGCGCCGGGCAGCACCTGGAGCCGCTCACCTTCCGCCCCGCGTACGGCAGCACCGGCGACGGCGGCCTGTGGCGGCCCGCACTCGCACCCCTCACCTGCAACTGACCCGGGAGAACCCATGCCTGTCCGCCCGTACGGCCGCGAGGTCCAGCACGACCCGCGGTCCCTCGCCTACCCGGTCGGCGTGCTGCCCCGGTCCGCGCTCCGCTCGGTCCGCTGGGCCCGGCGGATCCCCGTGCTGGACCAGCTCAACCTCGGTTCCTGCACGACCAACGCGGGCACCGGGGCGGCCGGCACGGACAGCGCCGGCCGCACCGCCCCGACCTCGGTCACCATCACCCCCGTGGCCGCCGCCGCCTCGCATGGCACCTTTGGGCCCGGCGTGCGCGTCCTCGACGAGACCTTCGCGGTCGACCTGTACAAGCTCGCCACGATCCTCGATGACGTCCCGGGCCAGTACCCGCCGGAGGACACCGGCTCGTCCGGCCTCGGCGTCGCCAAGGCCCTGCGCGCGCTCGGCCTCGTCTCGTCCTACTCGCACGCCTTCTCCGTCAGCGCGGTCCGGTCGGCGCTGCAGCAGGGCCCGGTCATCATCGGGACCGTCTGGTACCTGTCGATGGAGTCGCCCGAGGCGGACGGCCGGATCCCGGTCGACCAGGCGTCCGGGATTGCCGGAGGCCATGAGGTCGTCCTCGACGAGTACGACGCCGTCAACGACCGCTTCTGGCTCACGAACAGCTGGGGCCCGGGCTGGGGCGTGGAGGGTCGCGGGTACCTGGCCGCTGCCGACCTCCAGGCGCTTCTCGGTCAGCAGGGCGACGCGGTGGCCTTCGCCTGGGCCGCCGCCCCGGCCCCGCCCGTGCCCGTCCCGCCGGCCCCGGTAGGCACGTTCGCCGCCGCTGTACGCGCCTTCATCCAGGCCGCCAAGGTCTTCATCGCGCGCGCCGAGGTATGGCTCGCCGGACAGGGGTCCTGATGACCGGCTCCCTGTACCTCCCTGGCGCCGTACGCCGTGACCTGGACTCCGCGCCGATGGCCGGGGACGGCGGGTCCCGGACGATCTGGCACATCACCTGGGACCGGAACGCTACCGCCGCGGCACCGGCGGACCTGCTGCCGTTCGACGCGCTCGCCGGGTACTTCGGCGGGGACGGCGCGGGGGTGGCTCCGCACCTCCTCTGGGACCCGTTCACCGGCCGGACGGTGCAGTACTTCCCGGCGACCAGCCGGAGCAAGTCCGTGGTCAACGCCCCCGGCGGGGTGGAGACGAACCGCAAGGGCAACGTCTGCATCCAGATCGAGAGCCTGTTCTTCCCGTACTGCCAGGTCGGCGGGAAGGTCTACCCGACCCTGGCGGACGCGCCGTGCGTGGGTCTGCCCGGGATCGTCGACTGGCTGCGGTCGTGGGGTGTCCCGGACGTCTGGCCGATGGGTGCACCGACCTGGTCCGCCCGCCGTGACGCCGCGGTGTGGAACAGCCACTCCGGCCACTACGGCCATAGCCAGGTGCCGGAGAACGACCACACCGACCCCGGGCCCATGCCCGACCTGTTCCGGGCGCCCGCGCCCACCCCGGCCCGGGCTGACCGGCGCCGGCTCGACGAAGAAGTGAGGTAGCACCGATGGCGCTTGTGATCGGCGAGGTGAAGCCGGGCCTGCTCGACGGCCACCCGGAGAACGGCACACTGATCCCGCTTCCGCCGCAGAACGGCGGCGCGGTCGGATGGGGCACCGTCTACCTGTCGTTCGGCAGCGACTTCTCGGACGCCCTCCTGCGGATCGCGGTCTTCAACGACGTCTCGAAGGCCTGGACGGTGACCTCGTTGAAGGTCCCGTCCGCGGGCGGCCGGGTCGGCATCGGCATCCGGGACGGCGACTCCAAGGTGTCCGTCGGCCGGGTCAAGGCGTCGGCGACGGACACGGGCCTGTGCCCGGTCGGCTACCTCATCGAGACCACCCTCAAGGCCTGATCGTGGGCGAGACCGACCGGGCGACGCCGCCCACGGAGTGGTGCGACTGGTGGACGGAGGTCCACCAGCTCACGCCGGACCTCGCGTACGGCTGGCCGGGCCCGGGGCTGACCGCCGACCCGGCCGACCCCAACCCGTGGTTCTGGCACTGGTGCCCGGCCACGGCCGACGGCCGGTGGATCTGCGCGGCCGCCCCGGAGCACACCCTCGTCGCCCGCGCTCCGCTCCACTTGGAGCCGTCCCTGCTCTGGCCATGCTGCGGCACCCACGGCTGGGTCCGCGGCGGCCAGTGGATACCCGCATGACCCCTTCTCAGATCGGAGATCAGCATGCCCACCGGACCCGTCGAGACCAAGGTCAAGGCCGCCACTGTCGCCGCCTACCTCGCCTCTACCGCGCTTCTCGCTGACCTGACCGCGGTGCAGGACCAGCCGGGCCTCGTGTCCTGGCTGCCGCCCTACGTCGCCCCGTTCGTTCTCTCGGTGATCCCGACGGCCATCACCTTCGTGACCGGCTACCGGGCCCGCCACACCCCGCGCCAGGACGCCGACGCGCAGGCCGCGGCCGACCTCAAGGTCGTGTGAGGTGAACGCCGCGGAGGCCTGGTACCGGCGGAGAGTAGGCCTCCGCGGCACCGCCCTGTGGGTGACCGGCTTCGGATGGACAACGTACGGGGTCGGGATCATCACCGACCCCAGGTATGGGGTGCAGCGCGGCGTGCAGGTCCTCACGAGCATCTGCCCGCTGTGGTGGTGGGGGCTGCTGTGGATCGTCTGCGGTGTGACCGCCGCGGTCAGCGCGGTCCGCCGGCCCGGCCGGGACGTGGTCGGCTTCGCCGCCGCGGCCCTGCCGCCGATGACGTGGGCCGGCGCCTTCGTCATCGCGTGGGCCACGGGCGGCTATCCGCAGGCCTGGACATCCGTCCCGGCCTGGTGTGTGCCTCTGACCCTGCTGGGGGTGGTGGCGACGATGTCAGCCCGGTACACGGCGGCTCTGCGCCGGATCCGGGTTCTGGAGAGGGAGCGTGGGGATGGAGCCGGTTAGCGCCAACGTGTGGGGGGCCATCGCGGTGGCGGTGGCCGCGCTCGGGTCGGTGCTGGTGGCTCGGATCTCCCGGCCGCGCGAGCATGAGGACGAGCCGAAGACGCCGAGCCCGACGGTGGGGGACCTGACCACGATTGCCGGCCTGGCCCAGGAGATGATCCGTCTACGGGGCCGGGTGGCCGAACTGGAGTCCGAGCAGGGGGTACTGCAGACCACCGTGGCCGCCCAGCAGGAGCACGCTGTCCTCCAGGACGAGCGGACGGGGGCGCTTCGCCGGTACATCCGGCGTCTCGAGACCGCGCTCCGCGACCTGGGCGCCGCCGTACCGGATCCGGACCCCGCCGACATACACCTGATCCGCGCACCGTGAATGGCTCCGCCCCCGTCCGGCTTCGGCCGAGCGGGGGCGGATTGTCGCTTTTGGGCAACTTGATCGCCAGGCGACACGCCGGGTCACCCTTATGTCGCATTGCTGTTTCCAGCGGACGGCGTAATCTGATGAACATTCAAGCGGCCATGCGCCGCACAAACGTATGCCCCGGTCGGGACTCCTACATCCCGCCGGGGCTTCGAGCGCAAAGGAGGCACTCAGTGTCTGAGGCCAACCCTAACGCACCCCTGCCCACGTTTGGAACAGGGGGGACGAGTCCTTTCGACTCGATCATGCTGCTGGACGAGAAGGGCCGGGAGCGCTGGTCCGCTCGTGATCTCCAGCAGCTCATGGGCTACACGGTGTGGCAGACGTTCGACGAGACGATCAAGCGAGCCATGGAAGCCGTGGCAGCCAGCGGACTCGACCCCCTTGATCACTTTAAGGGCGCCGTTAAAGTGATCAAGGGAGGCCGGTGGGGCCACCAGCAGGTCGACGACTACCGCCTCACCCGGTACGGCGCCTACATGGTGGCACTCAGTGCCGACGGCCGGAAGCCCGAGGTCGCCGCCGCGAAAACCTACTTCGCCGTCAGGACCCGCGAGGCGGAGGCTGCGGAGCAGATGAAGCCGGACGTGGGCAGCCCCGAAGGCGTTCTCGTCCTCGCGGAGCAGTACCTCGCCGCGGCGAAGGAGCTGGTCGCCACCAAGAAGGAGCTCGCGGTCGCGAAGCCGAAAGCCGGCAAGTGGGACGCGCTCTGCAACGCCGACGGCCTGATCGACCTGGGCGCGGCGGCGAAGACGTTCACGACCGCGACCGGCGGCCTTGGTCGGACCAAGTTCATGGAGCTCCTGCGCTCGGAGGAGCTCCACTTCCTGCAGATCCAGAACTCTCGGGTCCCGTACGAGCAGCACATCAAGGCCGGGCGGGCCCGGGTGAAGCTTGTTCCCGCGGGGTTCAAGATGGTCGAGCAGACCTTCCTGACGCCGAAGGGGATGGACTGGATCGCCGACAAGTTGGGGGTCGGCGCGGGCTGCGACCCGATCGCCCTGACGGCCTGACGACAACTACCTCCCCCGCTCGGCCTCGTGCCGGGCGGGGGCGGTTTCGCGCGCGCGGGGCCAGTCAGGGTGCGGCGTACCGCGTGACGTCGATGACCCGGCAGGACAGCTTGCCGTTGATCTCGGCGGCGCCCTGGGCCTTCTGGATCGAGGCCTGGCCGGGTGCGAGGCCGTTGGTGGCGGCGAGGCCTTCGCCGACGCGGGTGCCGGCGGCGTTGAGGAACTCGACCTGCACCATGTAGTTGCTGGCCTTCGAGGTGTGGTTGGTGATGGTCACCTCGGCGGACGGCCAGTGCAGGGCGGGGTCGGCCTCGCACTTGGTGATGGAGACGTCCTTGAGCTTGTCGTCGCCAGCGGGCGCCGGTGCGGCGGCTCCTCCGGCGGACGGGCCGCCTGTGGTCTGGGCGGGGACCGCGTTGGCGGCGGTGTTCGTCTGGGTGGGGCTGGTGGTGGCGGGGTTGCAGGCGGCGGTGGCGAGGCACGCGGCGACGGCGGTGGTGAGGATGAGGGCGCGGGTGCGCATGGTCCCCCCTGGGACGGTTGCGGGTGGTGAGGGGGCGAACGTATCCAGGTACCGGCCCGTAGGGTTCGGCGTTGCCCGTTCGTGACCGGTCCGCTACTCGCAGGTGATGGGATCAGACCGCCCGCTCGACGGCAGCTCGGGCGCCCGCCCGGATTGTGTACAGATGGTGCTATCGCCCGTCGAGGCCGCGCGGTACAAGATGTACCAGGGGCCTGTATTGGCAGGCCTACCGTAGAGGCACCACGACCACACGGAGGGATCTCGTGGATGCTCAGCTTTCCATCGGCCAGCGGGTAGCCAGACTCCGCAAGGCACAGGGGATCGACCGCGCCCACCTCGCCGACAGCATCGGCTACTCCGCCGAATGGCTCCGCTCGGTTGAGACCGGCCGCCGACAGCTCGACCGGTACTCCGTCATCCAGGCCATCGCCGAGGCCCTCGGCGTTGACGTCACGGACGTGCTCGGCCGGCCCCAGCCGGTCGGCGACCCCGACACGCAGACCGCCCACAAGGCGATCCCGACCCTGCGGCGTACGCTCCTGCGCGCCCAGCTGCCTGCCGCTCCCGGCGGTGCCCCGCTCGCCCTGGACGACCTTCGGCACCGCGTCAACGCTTCCAATCGGCAGCGGCGTCACGCGCACTACGGTGACCTCAGCCTGGCTCTTCCCGAGCTGCTCACCGACCTGGCGGCCACGGCTGCGGCCCTTGGCGGGACTGACCGCGACTCAGCGCACCACCTCCTTGCCGAGGCCCGGCACAACGCCGCAATGATGACGAAGAAGCTCGGGTACGTCGACCTCGCGGCCGTCGCCTCCGCGCAGGCGCTGCAGGCCGCTCAGGCGTCCGGCGACCCGCTCCTCGTCACGGCGATGGAGTGGACGCAGGCCGAGGTGTGCATGAGCGCGGGAGCGACCCCGGAGGCTCGGGCGCTGATCGCCGCCGGGCTTGACCGGGTGGACGGCCTGCTCGATACCGCGCCAGGGGCCTGGAGCGTCTGGGGCACGCTGCACCTGGTGCAGGCCGTCGCGGAGGCCCAGGACGGCCGGCAGGCCGAGGCAGCCGCGCACCTTGCTGAGGCCGCCACTGCTGCTGATCGGGCTGCTCAGGCGGGGGAGGCCGCCGCCTATCAGACCGAGTTCTCGGCAGGAGAGCAGGCCCTTCACGTGGTGCACGCCGCGCTGGAGCTCGGCGAGGGCCGTGGCGCCTTGGCTCGGGTCGCCGGCGTCGACTTGTCGCGTCTGCCGAAAGAGCGCCGGGCTCGTCACGGCATCGACCGGGCTCGGGCGCACATGCGGGATGGGGACGACGCGACGGCGATGGAGGAGATCCTCGCCGCGGATCGGCTGGCGCCGGAGGGGGTGCGCTCGCACGCCTTGGTACGGGACGCGGTGGCGACGGCTGCACGCCGCGGCCGGGCACCGCGGCAGGTGGGAGAGGTTTCGAGGCGTCTTCGGATCCAGATCTGACGGCATAACAATCCGACGGCAAGTCAGGTACACGGTGTACCTGGCTTGCCGCTCGTTTGGGCCGATGATGCGGAATGCGCCCGGACCGTCTGGCGCGCATCATCCGCGAGGAGGCCCTCATGTCGGCACCACCCCACGGTTACGGGCTCACCGAGGGACAGTTGTCCGGCGTCGCGTGCGCGGGGTGCGGGCGGGACGACCGGCCGCTGTTCGCCGCCGGGACGATCGAGATCCGGGGCGGGGAACCCGCGGTGCAGGTCATCCCCCTGAAGCGGTGCGACCCGTGCCTGCCGGACGAGCGCAGGATGATCGTGATCGCGTCGAGCAGCCCGGAGGTCGGCCGATGA